GTTATACAACAGTATCATCATCCGCTGATGCTCAATTATTTGGATTAGGATTATTAAGTAGTGGTACTCCAACATCATTTAAGGTATCTGGTTCATTTACATTTAGATTTAAAGATAATAGTGCAAAAACAGATACTTCAACATCAAGCTCAAATCATATTATCACACAAACTGGTGCTGGTACAACAAGTGGAGTTAGTTTAGCAAAAATTAATACAGCAAATCCTGCAGTTATACCTTCAGCATACCAAGATGGAAAATATGCTGCTATATTTTCACCATCATTATTTAATAATGGTGCAAGTGCATTAAGCTCTAGTGGATATTATCACATATCAGCATCTATTCAAATAGCAAGTGGTTCAAGTAATTATACTACACCAATAGCTAGTAATGCAGAAATATTTTATGCACCATTATCAACTATTTCAACAAACGTTGCAGCACAAACTCCAACAACAGGTAGTACTACTACAAATGCCTTAACAGCAGTATCTCGTTCACTATCTGGTGCTCCTTATTTAAGTGGTTCAACTTATAATATTTCAAGTTCATTTACTAACTTATTTAATCCGTTATATGCTGCTCAAGCAGGTATTGCTACTTTAAGTACAAGTGGAACAGGAATAACACAAACTTCAGGTGTAACAACAGTATCAACTGCTGGAGGAACAATTCAAACAGCAGGTGCTGTTTATGATTCAACAGGTACAATATTAAGAAACACAAGTACAGTACCAGCTGAAACTGATATTATTAAATTAAATGCTCTATATACTTTTGCTTCAGCAAACATTACAAATATAGGTCAAACAACAAACACTCCAACAACATTCAATGTAAGTATAGCAGGAGCTAATAAAAATGGTTCTACTACTACTTTTACAAGTACACTTAATTATCATACAGCAGGAACATTTGGACAACCAGCATCAAGTGGTTCTTTAGCTTATTACACAAGAACACAAGGTACAGATTCAGGTACTACTACTAACGAACCATTTACTGGTGAAAGTAATCGTATAGTATTAAATGATAATATTTTATCATTCACTGGAACTGCTTGGACAACATCATATGGATTATATACCTTAGGAGCTACTGATTTACAAGTTAAACCTGGATATTTAGTTAAACCAGGAGGAACTTATGGATATTGGATAGCAAATCCATCAGCAACAAGTGATTATAAGTATTATATTAGAAAATTCACTACAGATAGTACCACAAAAACCTCAATGACATTAAATGCTGGAGTGACATTAGCTGATTGGCAAACATCAGGTTCAAATGTAGCTGCTGCTTTAATATTATTTGAATCATCTAACAATACAATATATACACCTGCAAGATTTTATGATCCAACTAAAACTACTTCAAACTTTGTTGGAAATATAACAGCTAATACTGATGGACAAAATCCATTTGGTAGTCAAATAGCATTATATGGTAATTCTGGTGGAAGTTTAGCGTCAACAACATATACAATACCTATTAGAAACGCGGATGGTATGATTTTAGATTCAACATATAATGACATTTATGTAATAATAAGATATAAAGGTGATCCAACACCTATAACAGCAATAACAGTAGCATTTAGTTAATAGAATAAAAAATGGCAATAGACAGTACCAAAAAATCCTCCAGGTTTCTCCAAGGTAGAAGGTATACACATGATACCTTTACTGACGCACAGGAAGCATTTACATCCGTATTAGATATTAATGCTAATGAGGTTTATACTGATCAAGCTTTAATACCCTCTTCAAGTTTACCATTTAGTGGTAGTGCACAAAGCGGTTCAATATATTCTGTTGGTGGACAAAATGTAATGAAATATTGGTATCGTCAAAAGATGACCAAATCAAATTTAAATAATGAAGTTTGGTTTTTTCTAGATCCAACAGGTTCATCATCAGGTATAGGAGCTCAATTAATTGATGCAAATCAACAAACTAATTTTTTATCCCCAAAATACTCAATTTCATCATTAGCAAATGCTAATACAGAGGATGCTCCTCCTGGATATGGTGTAAAAGTATTAGTTGATAGTACTCAACAATCTACTAACAATTATGCTTTTGATTATAAAACGGGTGTTTTAGAATTTAGCTCATCAGCAGTAGCACCAACAGCAGGTCAAATTGTTTATATTACTGCATATCAATATGTTGGTAGAACATTATCAAATTATACTGCAAGTTTAGCAACAAGTGCTTCATTTGCTACAACAGCTTCTTATGCATTATTTGCTGCAAATGGTGGCGGTGCAACCAATCAAATATCAACAGGTAGTATTACAGCTAGTGTTGATGTAAGTCCTAATAATTTATTTTTAATAAAATCAGGTAGTAATGTATATTTCAATATATCTTCTAGTAGTAATACTACTTTAAGCAGTGATTTATTTATAATTAAAAATTTTACTACTCAACAACCTGTATTAACAATAAGTCAAAGTGTAGTTCAATTTGCTACACAATCTACTATACCAACAGGAACAACTCAAGCAGGGAGTATTTGGTTTACTTCTTCTTCTCTTTATATAGGATTAGAATAGTTATATATTTATTACATGAACATAATTATGATACTTAATTTAAAAAAATAATACAATATGGCATCTTGGAAAAAAGTCATTGTCTCAGGTAGTACCGCCAATCTCGCAGCGTTACAAGTAGATAATTTAACCTCAGGTAGTGTAGTAATTGGCGGTGGCGCTAGTTCAAATCTAACCGTAAGAACAATTAACGGTAGTGGTAACATAGTAGCAACAACTGGTGCAACAGGTTTATCAGCATCAGGTTCATTTAGTGGATCATTTCTTGGAAATTTAACATCTACATTAGCTAACCTTAGTCAACCTAATGTTGTTGGATATGATATAGCTACCGGTACATTCTCTTACCAAGGTACAGGATCCTTTACTGCCGCTACTGCTTCATATATAACTGCTTCAAATGTATATGGTCCTTTTGGTGCTAATAGTATTATATCAGCTTCTAATGCTGGAACAGCTTCTAGAGTAAATATAATTCAAAATCCTGGGGCTGGTCAATATGCAATAACATTTGCTGCGCTTAGTGGTGATGGAACAGGCTCACAACAATTAGCTGTAACAGGAAGCGATTTTAGTTACGAACCTCAAGCTTATACACTTAATGTAAGAAATATTAATGGTACTGCATCTTTTGCAACAACAGCTTCTTATGCAAATAACGCTGATAAATTAGATGGATTTGATTCTACTCAATTTACTTTAACAAGTTCATTTAATGCTTATACCTCAAGTGCAAATAGTTCTATTAATGCTTTAATTAACGCTACTAGTTCATACACCCTTAACTCACAAACAGGTTCATTTGCAACATTTACAGCATTAAACGCTTATACTTCAAGTATAAACACTTATACAAGTAGTTTAAACAGTGCTACTAGTTCATTTGTATTAAATTCACAAACAAGCTCATTCGTACTAAACTCACAGACAGCTTCAATGTCTGTAGCAAGTGCATCACAAGCAGCTACTGCTTCAAGAGTAAGTAGTATTGCAGATAATGTTACTAATAATACAGATAATCGTGTATTAACAGCAACAGGTGCTGGTACAATTAATGGTGAAGCTAATTTAACATTTGACGGAAGTTTATTAACAGTAACTGGTAATCAAATCATTACAGGTGATTTAACAGTACAAGGTACTACAACTACACTTAATACCGACAACTTATTAGTAGAAGATAAATTCATACTATTAGCATCAGGTTCAACCTCTCCTACAGATGGTGGTATTATTATTCAAAGTGGTTTCTCCGGATCTACAGCACAAGGTTTAGCCTTACTATATGATTCAAACTTAGGTAGATGGGGTTATACAAGTTCATTAGCTTATAATGCTACTACAGCAGCACCGGATGCTTTTGCTTCAATAGTATTAGATTTAGATAATGGTAGTACAGATATAGCAACTTATCAAAAACCAGGTAACATTAAAGTAACTGGTGGAGATATTTTCATATATTCATAAGAAATAAATAATTAGTTATAAAAAATTTAGTTATAATGGGATTAATAGATAAAATAATAAATAAACCTCCAGTTCCTCAACATAGTAATCAATTAAATGTTCAGGAATTGGAGTTTTTAATTTTATTAATAAAAGAAAGTTCTTTTAAAGGAGAAGATTTAGAAACAGTATATAATGCTACTTTAAAATTACAAAATCAATTTTTAGAACAAAATAAATAATAGTTATGGAAGTTTATTCAATAGAAATTACACCTAAAGAAATATCTTTTATACGTCAAGCATTAGATTTAGTTAATATTTTAGGTAAAGATGCAAAGTTTGTAGCCGATTTACAAACTAAATTAGAAAATGAAATTCTTCAAATTCAAAAATTTCAAAAAGAATCATCTAAAAAATAATTTATATTATTTATAATTTTTATTATATTTATATAAGTACATTGTAGGCCTGAAAAGGAAGTAGGCATATACACGGCATAAGTGTATGTATCTAACCACAATATTAAATTTAAAATAGTATGCCAAGTTGGAAAAAAGTCATTGTATCCGGATCGGATGCAAATTTAAATTCGTTAAACGTAATTAATGGTATCACAGGTTCTCTGTTAGGTACCTCTTCATATGCTTCTAATGCAGATTTATTAGACGGATTAAATTCAACAGCATTTGTTTTAAATTCACAAACATCATCGTTTACAACAACATCATCATTTAATGCTTATACTTCTAGTATAAACACATATACCTCTAGTTTAAACAGTAAAACTAGTTCATTTGCAACTACGGGTTCAAATAATTTTAATGGAAACCAAACAATAACAGGATCTTTACTAATTTCTTCATCAGCTTCTACTAATTTAACTGTAGTCGGTAATTCAATATTTACTGGTTCTGCAACGATTTCAATTCCTGATACCTTTACTGAAATACCTCCAACAGCATTAACTCTAAGAAATGAATCTACATCAGTTGGAAGTAAAGTTCCAGGAACAAGTATTGAATTCTGGAGTTATAATACTGATGAAAACCAACCATCCGGAATTTATAAAAGTTCATATATTATTAATAATCCATACTACAATCAAGGTCTAACATTTGGTAATTTTCCTGGTACATTTAAATTTAATTCATATAACAGTTTAGGATATCAATATACTGGATCAGTAGTAACAGGATCTAACCCAGCACCAATAGGAAGTACTGTATTTGAAATAAATAACTCTCAAGTTTCATCCTCAGTTGCAATATTAGCACCTTCTTTTACAGGAAATTTAACAGGAACAGCATCATATGCTTCAAATGCTTTAAGTGCATCATATGCAAGATCCGCGTCATTAGCAACAACAGCAGATGTTGCAACAACAATAGCAGTCGTTAATAATACAGGAGATGCTACAAGATATTTAGTATGGGCAGCAACAGGTGCAGGAAATAGAACTCCTAACATAACTACACAAAGGTTTATAGTAAACTCAGCTACCGGTTCAATGGGTATTAATAAATCTACTATAGCATCAGGTTATATTCTAGATGTTGGAGGAAATGCATTAATATCAGGTTCATTAACAGTATTCTCAGGTAGTGTAATTGATTTTCAAGTAACAGATGCTGGTACTAAAATAGGAAATGCTCCTTCTGATAATCATACAGTAACAGGTTCATTATTATTATCAGGTTCATTAACTTCAACAGGTACTATTACAGCACAAACATTAGTTGTACAAACTGTATCATCAAGTGTAATATACTCAAGTGGTTCAAATAGGTTTGGTAATGATTTAGCCAATACACAAGTATTAACAGGATCTGTTATTATAACGGGTTCATTATCTGTAAATGGTTCAAATGCTGTATTAACAAATCAAACAAGCTCATTTGTATTAAACTCACAAACATCTTCATTTGTTCAAAACTCTCAAACATCTTCGTTTGCAACATTTACAGCATTAAATGCCTATACAAGCAGTATTAATACATACACAAGTTCTTTAAATAGTGCTACTGGTGCTTTTGCTACATTCACAGCATTAAATGCTTATACTTCTAGTATAAACACTTATACATCAAGTCTAAATGCTAAAACATCTTCATTTGCAACAACAGGATCTAATAATTTTATAGGAACTGAAAATATCACTGGTTCTTTAAATGTAAGCGGTTCAACCACATTCACTGGTACCTCCGGCACTACTCTGTTGAGTACAAATGCAGATACATTAATATTCACAGGATCTTTATATACTAGTGGAGCAGCATCTTTAAGTGGAAGTATTAGTATTTCAGGTTCGTTATCTGTAAATGGAAGTAATGTTATCTTAACAAATCAAACGGGAGCATTTGTATTAAACTCACAAACATCTTCAATGTCTGTATTAAGTGCATCATTTGCTGCAACAGCTTCATTTGCTCTTAATACTCAAAATATAGATACTGGATCATTATTATTAACAAGTTCATTTAATGCTTATACATCAAGTATAAATTCTTATACTAGTTCATTAAATACCGCAACTAGCTCATTTGTGTTAAATTCACAAACAAGTTCATTTGTACAAAACTCTCAAACAGGAGCCTTCGCAACATTTACTGCACTTAATGCTTATACTTCAAGTTTAAATAATTTTAGTGCAAGTATATTATCATATACTGCATCTCAAAATAACTTAAATGGTACTTATGCAACTACATCTTCATTAAATGCCTATACCTCAAGTATAAACACATATACATCTAGTTTAAATAGTGTTACTAGTTCGTTTGTTAAAAACAGTCAAACTAGTTCAATGTCTGTGTTGAGTGCATCATATGCTGCTACTGCTTCATTAGCAGATACTGCATCATTTATAAATGTTTCGGGTAATGCATTAGATGCTTTAAGATATCCATTATTCGTAGCAACAGGTGTTGGAGTTAGAACTGCTAACATAAGTACAAATAGAATAGTAGCTAATGGTGCCACAGGTTCATTAGGTTTAGGTAAAGGTAGTATTACATCAGGATATTATTTAGATGTTGCTGGAAGTGTATTAATCTCAGGATCTCTAGTAGTAACAGGAAGTACAGTAATTTCTAGTTCATTAACAGTATTTTCAGGCAGTGCAATTGATTTTCAAGTAACAGATACAGGGACTAAAATAGGAAATCAACCAAGCGATAACCACTCAGTAACAGGTTCATTATTTCTATCAGGTTCACTAACTTCAACAGGCACACTTACAGCACAAACATTAATTGTACAAACAATAACAAGTAGTGTTATATATAGTAGTGGATCTAACGTATTTGGAAACTCATTAGCAAATACTCAAGTATTTACAGGATCTGTTAATATAACAGGAAGTTTAAATGTTTATAATGGAGAAATATTTGCAGGAAGAATTGATAATACAAATGAAGGAGGACAAGTAAGTTTTGCTAGAGCTTTAGATGGTGTTAACGGTTGGTATATAGATGTTTATGGTAATACTTCAACACCTTCTTTACGATTCATAGATGTTAGTACAGCTGCTGTAAGAATGACTATAAGTGGTAGTGGAGGTATTACTATGGGACAAAGTTTAGCAGTAGGTTCTATTAATCCATCAGCAACAGTTGGTAGAATTGATGCCTCTAATGATGTTGTAGCATTTTCAACTTCAGATATTAGATTTAAAGAAAATATCACCCCAATACCAAATGCTTTAGACAAACTAGATAAAATAGGTGGTTACACATTTGATTGGAAAACTGAAGAAAAGTTAGTATCTTTACATGGATTTAAAGGACATGATGTTGGAATTATTGCTCAAGAAATTGAAAGTATATTACCTGAAGTAGTAACTACTCGTGATAATGGATATAAAGCCGTTAAATACGAAAAAATAGTTCCTTTATTAATACAAGCTATTAAAGAACAACAGGAACAAATTAAAGAGTTACAAGACATAATCAAAAATAAGTAATGACCTTACCATTATCCGGAAGCTTAGGAATGAATGATATTAGGACTGAGTTGGGAATACCATCTCAGGCTCCTTTAACATTAGCTTCTTCTTCTTTAGGATTATACATTGCTATAAATCAAAACTCATTTTATAAACCAACACCAAGTGCCCCATTTACAATTAGTAGTTGGTATGGTTATAATCATGCTGCTGTTCCAACATCACCTTCAGTAACACCTTCAATTACAATTACTCCATCAATTACTCCTACTATTACTGTAAGTAGAACACCTTCATTAACACCGTCTATTACACCATCAATTACTATTACTCCAAGTATAACATTAACACCTAGTATAACACCATCAATTTCAATTACACCATCAATTTCAATAACACCTTCAATCTCAATTACACCATCAATCACTAGAACGCCTAGTATTACACCATCAATATCTATAACCCCAAGTATCAGTATAACACCTTCAATATCAATTACTCCAAGTATTACACCAAGTATATCAATTACACCAAGTATATCTATTACTCCTTCAATTACAAGAACCCCAAGTATAACACCATCAATTTCAATTACTCCATCTATTACTCTAACACCAAGTATAAGCTTAACACCAAGTATTACTAGAACACCATCAGTTACACCATCTATAAGTGTATCTAGACCTGCTGCTTCTCCATCATTAACACCAACAGTCACACCTACAAGAACACCTTCTGCATCTCCATCAGTAGGATTTACAGTCAATTGGTCAGCGGGTGGTATTACAGGATGTACAGGTAACACTTTCTCAATTATATCAAGTAGACTTGGATCTATAGCTGGTGGTAACACAGATGGTAGTGGAACATTTACCGCATTAGTTGGTGATACTCTTACCGTACAACACACAATTGGACCAAAAGCACCTGCTGGTCCATGTAGAAATGCTAGTGCTCAAATAGGTTCTACACTTGGAGGCGGACAATATGCATCACAAACAGCAAGCGGACTAAATGCATCAGCAGAAGCAGTTTATACAGTAACAGGAGGACATAGCGGAACAATTTATATGACTGCTGGTATAAGTATAAGTACTTAATTTTAACACATTATGATAAATAAAGATAATTTATTAAATACATTTCTTTACTCTACTGATTCTAAAGGTATATTTAAACATATATTAAATGAACCTTTAAATATTAATGGATATATTCTAAAAAATAGAGCAGGAGTAAACTATTTAGAATTATGGTATCCTAATAATGATTGTATAATGGATAATCCTGATTATATTCTTATATATTCTCAAGAATTATTAGATATTAATTATAGTTCAATTTTAATAGGTGGATTAGGATTAGGAACTCAAGCATATGTTTCTCAAGATTTTGCACAAGTTGATGTTGTTGAAATAGATCAAAATGTTATTAATATAAATAATCAATTAGGTTATTTAAATGAGAATGTAAATATTATAAATGATGATATTTTAACATACACCCCATCAAAAACATACGATATAATTGTTTTAGATATATGGTGGTGTGAAGAACTAACAGAAGAACTAACAGATACATTAACAACTAAATATTTACCTTTTGTAAATGACGGAGGATTTTTATATTTTCCAATAAATTTAGGTGTGATATCAAATAAAGTAAAGATTCTTAAATAAATTTGGTTGTCTCCTAAAAGGTATATATATTTATATACGACAACTAATTTAATCAATTTTTAAACAAAAATTTATGGCAACAGTATTAATTATCATTTTTTGCTCCGCATTAGCAGCATTAGGAGCTAATTACGCAATCAAACATTTTTCATATTCAGAAGAAGAAGAAAGAACACCTGTAGAAAATTATGATTTAATTAATCCTATAAAATCCAAAACTAAAAAAGTAACCAAATCAAAAACAAAAAAATAAAACTATGACAATTTTTATCATTTCAGCTTTAGTAGCTGTTGCAGCAATTTTTGCCTTAATGAAATTTGGCAAAATCGAAGACAAAGACGGAAACAATATCCCAGATGTTGTTGATGAAAAAGTAAAAAAAGTAAAAGAACGTGCTAAACGCGTATCTGAAGAAACTGCTGATGTAGTTAAAGCCGTTAAAGAAGTAGCTAAACAAACTAAAGATGTTGTTGAAGCAGCTAAAGGCGATAAACGAAAAGGCAAAAAATCAACAAAATAAACAAATTAACTAGTTTTGAACAAGTTAGTAGAGATAGCTAAAGCTTGGATAATAGCAGCTAATCCAACACTAGAAGAAGAACAAAAAGCATTGTCTCGTTCTGCTATATGTGACGAATGTCCTGAAAAAAAGCATAACGATCATTTAAAATTCTTCTATTGTGATGAATGTGGTTGCCCATTATCCAAGAAAATCTACTCACCTATTAACTCATGTCCTTTAAAAAAATGGAAAATCTAAAAAAACAACTAACACAAGAAGAAATTGAAGCAATCAAAGACCTACAGTCACAATACAATAAATCTGTATTTGAATTAGGAAGTGTTGAAGCTCAATTGCATTATTTATTAGCTCAAACTGAATCTTTAAAAACTGAAAAAAATAGTATCTTAAGTGATATGAATACAATTGGTGATAAAGAAAAAGAATTAGTAGATTCTTTACAAGAAAAATACGGAGCTGGTAATATTGATTTAGCTTCTGGAGAAATTACTCCACTCTAATCAATTTTTGCGTTTTGTATATTTTTTTAGATATTTATTACTAGACAAATTCTAATTAAAATAATAAATAATTAATCATACAAAATGGCAGAAAAAATTATCTCCCCTGGTGTTTTCCAAAATGAATCAGATCAGAGTGCATATACTCAAGGTCCTCAAGTTATAGGTGCCGCTATTGTAGGTCCAACTGTAAAAGGTCGTCCAATGGTACCTACTTACGTTACCTCATATAGCGAGTTTCAATCTATTTTTGGTGAAACATTTAAAAGTGCTTCATATTACTATGAGTACTTTACTTCTTTAGCAGCTAAAGATTACTTCCAAAACGGAGGTCAAACATTATTAGTAACTAGAATCATTAGTGGTTCAGCTAATATTGGTACTTATGCAACTGCAACTATAACCGCTTTAAATGGTGCTAATAATACAACCGCATCCTTTACTCTAGAAACTTTAGCATGGGGTGATCAAATGAACAATACAAGTTCACTTTCAGCTGGTGCTTTAGCAAGTGGTTCTGCTACTAACGTTCGTTGGGAAATTACTAACGTTAATACTGGTTCAGGTACATTTGGTTTAGTAATTCGTCGTGGTGATGACAATAATGCTCAACCTAATATTTTAGAAACATGGGCTAATATGTCATTAGACCCACAACAACCTAATTATATTGCTCGTGTAATTGGTGATTTAAAACCAGTATACGATGTAACTAATGGATACGTAAATTATACAGGTTCTTATGCAAACGCTTCTCAATATGTGCGTGTTGCTTCTGTTGTTACTCCAAACGTAGATTCAATCGATAATAACGGATTCTATAAATCAGGATCATATAGTGGTAGTTTACCTAACTTAGGTAGTGGTTCATATGGTGGTTCATTTGCTGGTGGTGTTGCTGCAACAACCACAGTACAATTAATGAATGAAAATATCACTACTTCAAATATTCAAGGATTTGCTCCTGGTGATTATACTGCAGCATTTACATTATTAAATAATCAAGACGAATATCAATTTAATATATTATTAGCTCCTGGTATTGGTTTAGATACATCAGCAGCAAGCTCAATGATTGCTTGTGTTGAAGACAGAGGTGATGCTATTGCAATTCTTGGTACAGGTGTTTATGGTACTTCAATTGTTGGTGCTACACAAGCAGCAGCAGGCCAATCAAGTAATTATGCTGCTACTTATTACCCATGGGTTCAATTATATAATACAAACTTAGGTAAAACAGTATGGTGCCCACCTTCAGTAGTAATGGGTGGTGTTTATGCATTTAATGATCAAGTAGGTGCTGAATGGTTTGCTCCAGCAGGTTTAAATCGTGGTGGAATTCCATCAGTAGTAAGAGCTGAACGTAGATTACAACAATCAGATCGCGATACATTATATTCTGCAAATGTTAACCCATTAGCAACATTCCCTGGAAACGGAGTTGTAGCATTTGGTCAGAAAACATTACAACGTAAACAAACATCATTAGATAGAGTAAACGTACGTCGTTTGTTAATTTCATTAAAATACTTTGTTGGAAACGTAGCTCGTACATTAGTATTCGAACAAAACACAGCTGTAACAAGAAATCGTTTCTTATCACAAGTTAATCCATACTTAGAATCAGTAGTACAACGTCAAGGTTTATATGCATTTAAAGTAGTAATGGATGATACTAACAACACACCAGATGTAATTGATAGAAACCAATTAGTAGGTACAATTTATATTCAACCTACTAAAACTGCTGAATTTATCATATTAAACTTCAATATCCTTCCAACTGGAGCTCAATTCCCAGCATAAGGAATTAAAATTAAACAAATAAACAAAACAAAGCCTTAACAAAAGTTAGGGCTTTTGTTTTTATTTTCGTATATTTATATAATAGAAATAGATTATGATTTACCAAGTACAAATGCAATTCATCCCAGGTTTAGATCAAATTTGGGTAGCTCAATTAACACCAGAAGATCCAATTTATCAATATGGTAATGAGGAAGAAGCAGTAGCAAAAGCTAACGAACTTCAAGCAGCTGATGAAACTGGAAGACAATATCGTGTACAACAACTAGAAATAGTAGAATAATACTTAATGTATGCCCTTAACATTATCAAATACAAATAATACTGGTGGATTTTCTTTAATAAACAATACTAATAGTGGTAGATTTACTACATCTATTGGTGCCTCTATTGTTACAACAGGACTAATATTAAATTATAATATTAATGATGTTTCAAGTTACCCAGGTAGCGGAACTACAGTTACAGATTTAACAGGAAGCAGTAATGCTACTTTATATAATACCCCAACATACACATCCTCAGGAGGCGGTTATTTAACTTTCAACGGTAGTAATCAATATTTAGGAACTAATACTTCATTAAATTCTAAATTATCTCCAGTAAATACATCTAATATAATATCAATATTTTTATGGGCTTACCCTATGGATAATGGTGTTATTGTATCAGAGTTAGGAACAACAAGTATAAATACAGGCTGGCATGATTCTCAAATAGAAATGGTTGCAGGAACACTTAAATTTTCAGTTTGGACTGGTGCGGTGCAAAATTTATCATCAACTATATCAACTCCTTTAAATAATTGGTATTATATGGGATTTACGTATAACGGAACAAATTTAGTTGGATATGTTAATGGAGCTTCTGCTGTAACAAGTGGTACAATTACAAGACAAACCCCATATAATAATGGCGGTGGGGTAGGATTATTTTATGCGATAGCTGCTGTTGATGGTACAAGTTTAGGAGATGGAACATACGCTAATATGAGATTTGGTGGAATGCAAGTATACAATACAGCATTAAGCGCTGCAGATGTACTTCAAAATTACAATGCGCAAAAATCTAGATTTGGACTGTAAAAACATCAATATTTATTAATAACTATTAAATAAAACAAAGAATAAAATTAAATTAAATATTATAGTTTTTTTATTTTTTTATATATTTATTAACGTAATAATTAATAACTAAGATTAACAATTAAAACAAAGATAAAATGCCAGTATTAGACGCAAATGAAATTATGTTTACAGCTTTTGAGCCAAAAGTAGCCAATCGCTTTATTATGTATATAGACGGAATTCCTGCCTATTTAATTAAAAAAGCATCAGCTCCAGGATTCGAAGCAAACGAAATCATATTAGATCATATCAACGTATACCGTAAAATTAAAGGTAAAGTAAGATGGAATGATATGACTTTAGAATTATACGACCCAATTACACCATCAGGTGCACAAGCAGTAATGGAATGGGCTCGTTTAGCTCACGAATCAGTAACAGGCCGTGATGGTTATTCAGATTTCTACAAGAAAGATGTAACCTTAAACATTTTAGGTCCAGTTGGTGATGTAGTAGGTGAATGGATCATTAAAGGTGCTTTTGTTAAAACTGCAAACTTTGGAGAATACGATTGGTCAAGTGGTGAAGCAGCTATTTCATTAGGTATAACACTAGCAATGGACTATTGCGTATTGAACTACTAATACTAAATCAATATATAAAAAGAGCTCACCTTTTGGTGAGCTTTTTTGTTTCTTATATATTTATATACGCACAAAAATTAAAAACGTTATATGTCTGAATTAAAGTTACCAACAGAACAAGTTACATTACCATCAAAAGGTTTATTGTATCCAAAAGAAAATCCATTATCATCCGGAGTTATTGAGATGAAATATATGACTGCTAAAGAGGAAGATATCCTTACTAACAGTAACTATATTCGCCAAGGTACTGTTATTGATAAATTATTACAAGCATTAATTGTTACTCCAATTAATTATGATGATTTATTAGTAGGTGATAAAAATGCTATTTTAATATCTGCTCGTATTTTAGGATATGGTAAAGATTATACATTTAAATATGCTAATCAACTAGGAGAAGAAGTAGAAGCAAATGTAGATTTATCTGGTTTAAAAGATAAAGAAATAGATGAATCATTATTTAAATCCGGTAAAAATGAATTTACATTTGAATTACCATTTTCTAAAAATGTAGTTACATTTAGATTATTAACACATGGTGATGAAAAAGATATTGAAGCTGAAATTAAAGGTTTAAAGAAAATTAATCCATCTGCTACATACGATGTAACAACTCGATTAAAATTCATTATCACTTCAGTAGAAGGAAAACATGATCAAAAATCAATACGTGATTTTGTAGATAATTTCTTAATTGCTAAAGATGCAAGAGCATTACGTGAATATTATTCCCAAGTACAACCAGATATTGAATTAAAATACACTCCTGAGGATGAAAACTATACTGGGGAGGGTATAGATATTCCAATTAATCTTAACTTTTTTTGGCCTGACGCACGAGTATAGATTCTTAATGTTTGCTCAAATCCATGATATAGTATTTCATGGTAATGGTGGTTTTAGTTGGGATACTATTTATAACATGCCTATTTGGCTTCGTCGATTTACCTTTAATAAAATTAAAGAACATTTCGATAAACAAAACGAAGAAAATGAAAAACAGCAAAACATGTTAAACAACAAACAAAATACTCAAAAAGAAATAGCGCGACCCAATATAGCCCCAACGTACACAACGAAAGCTCCTAAAAAATAGGGGCTTTCAATATTTATATAATGTAATATTATACCAATATGGCTGAAAATAGAAAAGAAATAATTGAAAAGCTTAATGAAGATTTAGACCTACTTGACGATAGTCTAAAAAGTATAGCTACTACCTTAGATAAACAAATGAGCAAACAATTCTCAGCTTTAAAGGATGATGCTGAAGAATTTATTGAAGCTTTTAGTAAAGGTGAAAATATTACTAAAAAATTAAATGATAAACTTTTAAGCCTTAAAAAAACTAGTAATCAATTAGGTGTTGAAAAAATAAGATTAGAATTTGATTATTCTCAAGCTTTAGCTAGTGGTAATATTAACGAACAAAGTCGTATAAGAGAAAAATTAATTCAAAATAAACTTGCCACTCAACAATTAGAAAGTACTCAAACTATTTTAGTTAAATTATCACAAATAAATGAAGAGGAAGAAAAAATAGCAAAGGAAAAACAAAAACAAAATTCTCTTTCTAATATTTTAGAAAATAATTTATATAAAACTTTAGGTACTACTAAAGCTAATGTTACAGAAATGCTTACATTATCTGGTATATTTGCATTAATAATATCTAAAGCACTTGAATTTAATAAAATATCAGTAGAATTAAGTAAAAATTTAGGTTATAGTGGAGGAGAAGCTGATGAATTAACATATAGTTTAGCTGCTAGTTCTGTTGCCTCTAATAATATAAATTTAAACTCTAAAGCAGCAGCTGAAGCAATATCCCAAATGAGTGAAGCTACTGGATATGTAGCTGAATTTTCTCAAGATGCTTTAGAAACCCAAATAATGTTAACCAAACAATTTGGTTTAACAGGAGCAGAAGCAGCAAGAATATATGAATTATCTGTATTAACAGGAAAATCATCATCTCAAGTAAATGATGAAATGGTTGGTGCCTTTGCAGCAACTAGAAACCAATTAAAAGTTGGTGTCCCTTTTAAAGCAACTATGGCCGCAGCTGCTAAAGTATCAGGTCAATTAGCTGCTAATTTACAAAATAATCCAGCATTAATAACAAAAGCAGTAGTACAAGCATCTGCTTTAGGTACTACCTTAGAACAAACAGCTAGTCAAGCTGAAAAATTACTTGATTTTGGTTCATCTATTGAAAATGAATTAAAAGCAGAGTTATTAACTGGAAAACAATTAAATTTAGAAAGAGCAAGAGCAGCAGCATTAGCAGGTGATCAAGTAACATTAGCTCAAGAATTAGCAAAAAATGTTGGATCTATTGAAGAATTCGAACGAATGAATGTACTACAGCAAAAAGCATTAGCTGAAGCTGTAGGTTTAACTGCTGATCAATTAGCAGAACAATTAAAAAAACAACAAATTGCAAAAGAAACTGGTAAATCTATAGCCGAACAAAATAAAGAAGACTTATTAAAAGCACAAAAACGTCAAAATTTACAAGATATAATTAATGCTGCTGTTGAAAAACTATCTGATATACTAACAGTAATTGCTAGTGGCCCTATTGGAATGTTACTTTCAGGTCTTGCTAGTATATTAAGCAATTCATATGCTTTATATGGTATATTAGGAGCAATTGCTATACTAAAATTTAATAACATTACAAATGCTTTTAAAAACTTAGGTGGTATTAAAGATAAATTAAAAGACGTATTAAGCGGTGGAAAAAAAGCTGCTGAAAGTGTTGTTAAAAAAGCTACTGAATCAGTACCATCAGGAACTAAAGCTGGTGGTATAACTGAAAGTTTATCTAAAATTAACACTGGAGCTTTATTAAGAGGTGCTGCTGCTATGTTAGTAGCTTCTAGTGCTATATATGTATTTGGTAAAGCTGTTCAAGAATTAGAAAAAGTTAAAGATTGGACTAAGGTAGCAATTGGTCTTGGTGCTTTTGCTTTATCTATGGGAATATTAGGATCAATTGGCCCTTCCGCAACAGCTGGTTTGACAGAGTTAGCCGCTGGATTAGAAGTATTTGGTGCAGCAATGTTAACAGGAGTAGCAGCTCTAGGACTTGCAGCTTTTATAATAGCAGCAGTATCATTAGGATATGCATTAAATTTAGCAGCTCCTGCAGTAGAAGCCTTTGGTAAAGGAATGGCTGCTGTATTTGATTCATTTGCTAAAATGGATATAGGTCAAATACTTTCATTAGGACCTGCTCTTACATTAATAGGTATAGGTTTAACGGCATTGGGAACAGGAGCTATAGTAGGTAGTATAGGAGCATTAATTGCTATAGGAATAATATCTCAATTAGCAAATAAAGGAGACCAATTAATGAATACAGCAACAGCACTCCAAAGTATGGCAACTGCTTTAACTCAAGTATCATCAGCATTAGCCGGAATTGATGTTAGTAAATTAGATGCTTTAGATAATTTTGCTGCTAATAGATCTAATGAATCAATAGTAGGTGGTATAACCGATTTTATAACAGCACCTATAAAAGCAATAGGAGAATCAATTAGTGGAGGTGGTGAAAAAGGTAATGACATGGCTCCAATGATAACAGCAATAAATGAAGTTAGAGCAGAAGTTGCTAAATTAGCAAATCGCCCAATTAATATTAATATGGATGGTAAAAAAGTAGGCAGTGGATTAACTCAAGGATCCTATAAAGTAGCTTAATAAATTTAATATTTATACTAAACAAATAAACACAATAAATTATGGGATTATTAGATAAAATCAAATCAAGTATTTTTGGTCTAGGTGGTGAAAAACCAGTAAGTTTTGGAGTAGATCCACTTCCTCCAGGTTCATTACATGATGAGTTTTCTACTACAGGAAAACCAAATGTAACTTGGAGAAAAATTAGTGGTGGTGGTACAAAACCACAACCATCTCGCTTAGATATTGGTGATAGCAAAGACAAATACAAACCAACAAGTAAATATACTGGTTAAATCTAAGCAATGGCTCTTATAGATTTAAAAACTGATTTAAAATCACTAAAATACGGTAGAGACGAAATTGGTGGTGGTAATAGTGGTCAACCATACATTCAATCCGATATTAATTTAGGCAATCAAACCGTTAAAAAAAACGATGATGGCTTAATTAGAGGAGGTGCGGTTGGGGCTGCTAAGGCATCAACTACCGATTTACTTCGCATAGGAAAATTCTTAAAGGATGCTCCAAAGGGACCGTTATTTATTATAAAACAAGTCGGTTTACAATTATCTAATCCAAAACTAGAAAGCAGACAATTCACTACAGATCGTTCTACTAGAGGACTAGGATTATTTACAAATATTGGTAATCTTATTGCTAATACTGTAAATAGAATTTCTAATGAAGTAGGACCTACTCGTGTATATAATTTAGGTATTAACACTGCTCTACAGGTACCTGTTAATGCATTTGGTGTACACTTTAATAGACATGGTTTATTACCTGTACAGGATGATCAAACAAAATATTCAGCTGTTGTTACTGCTAATAATAAAAATGGTAATAATAGATTAACAAAATTAACTACTAAATTTACTTTAGGAAATGTAGTCCCAAGAGATGGTACTTTAAATACATCTACTACAAATAAAGGATTTGGTATTCTTAGTAGTGTTGTTAAAACAGCAAGCAGAATATTTGGTTTTAAAAATCCACTTCCATCATTAAATGCTAATCAAACAATAGCTGATTATATAGGTGGACCCGGTTCAACTTATGGTATAGGAAGGACTAGAATCGCACGATATGATAATACAGCAGATTTTACTCTTATTAAACAAGCATTTGAAACTTCAAAATTTTATGCTGGTAATACCCGTGTTGGTACTATTAATGATGAAGGAAATGTTTCTGCAGTTCCATTACAAATGGATCCTAGCTTTTATCCAATTACAAATGGTACAAAATTTACATCTTCTTCTTTTGGTAGAGAAAGTTGGACAGGTTTTAATTTACTTACCCCTTTAGGTTCATCTTTAATAAATAGATCAGCAACAAATCCCCAAAATTTAAAAAACGATATAAGTGGTTCATATCATTGGAATATTACAAAATCTAGTATTATAAGTACAGGTTCATTAGGAGTATCTAAAGGATATGGACTAAATGCTGAAGAAATTAATTCACCTTCATTTAGCCAAACTAACCAAAACGTAATCCCCGATAATTCAGTTAATCCTAAATTAAAGACTTATCAAAAATTAAAAGATGCTATAGATAATACTATTTTAGATGGAAGTAATTTTAGTGGTAGTATTGGGTATAATCCTGGAGTAAGAGAAAAATATCCTATAAACTATTATAATACTTTAGGAGTATCTACTCAATATAGAGATAAAACATTAGGAGAATTAAATACTATTGATCCTTTAAGACCAACTAAAGCTCCTACACAACTATATGCTATTAATAGTAAATATGATAATAATGGTGTTCTTTTAACTCCTCAACAAGGTTATGAAGTTGTAAGAGATGCAGTAGAAGTACTAAAAACAAAAAGTAACGCTAGAGATTATAAATTTGATAGTAAAGAATTAACATCTTTAGACAGAGGATCAGAAACATTTAAATATTATGGTGATGCTAGAACCGATATGGATGGTTCTAGAAATACATATAATAATACCCTTGACTTTCAAAGAATCGATTCAGATATTCTTCAAATAGTATTTAGAATAATAAACCCATTTAACGGCTCAGAAGATCAAATTAACTTTTCAGCATATTTAAATGGTTTTAAAGATGATTTTAGTTCTACATGGAATGAAATAAATTATGCTGGTAGAGCTGAAAGTTTTTATGTTTATGATAAATTTAAACGTAGCGTTTCTTTTAATTTACAAATACCTTGTTTTAATAAAAAACAATTGTATGAAAAACATAGAGCTTTAGGACAAATAGCATCTGTTACTGCTGGTTCATATAATAATAATTTTTTAGGTGGAGTTTTAATTAGATTAAATGTAGGTAATTATTTAGTAGGTGAATATGGTATATTAGATAATATATCTTATAGTATTCCTGATCAAGCTACTTGGGATATAGATGCTGGATTAGCTATGAATTTAGATGCTTCATTCCAATTTAAAATTATCCCCCAAAAATTACCACAATACCAACCAGGCCAAGGATTCTTCAGATATCTTCCAGATACATATCCAGGATACATTACAGAAAAAGGAAGAACAGACCCTGAACAAGCAGTAATAGATGAAAACTTTTCAAAAGAAAATAGATTTCCAAAAAAATAAACAATGAATAGATACGATAATCCAACAATAGAAAAAACACCAAAAGGAAAACCATATTGGAAGGGAAAATCATATCCTAATATTCCTGTATCAGAATCTGATGCGTATGTTATAACATCAAGTGAAGATCGTTTAGATTTATTAGCTTATAGATATTATAATGATGCTACATTATGGTGGATTATTGCTATGGCTAATAATAATTCCACTAAAGGATTAATGTATCCTGAACCTGGTACTCAATTAAGAATACCTACAGATTTAAACACTGTATTATCATTGTTTAATAATTTTAATCTAGCTAGATAATGTTATGTCAATATTCAAAGATACTTTTAAGGAAGATATTCAAAAACAATTAAAGGCACGTCAAAATGCTATATTTAATAGGACACCTAATTCTATTAAATATTTAAACTCTAGAAATGCATGGATTAGAATGTCTTCTAGTGTTGATGTTGATAATGATAAAGGAGCATTAGCTAAAAAATACATACTTCAAGGTGGTAACTTAGATTCTAATGGTAAATTAAGATCAGGAGTTGGAACTAATGATTCTGCATACAGTAGAACTACAGCTGATAATATAATTAATCAAAGAGGTCTTCGCCCAATGCCCGGTATTGTTGATATAGATATTAAGTCTAAATCAGCATATGGTTCATTACGTGAGATAACAGTAAATTTTCAATGTTGGGATATTAAACAACTTGAAGAGTTAGAATTACTATATATGCGCCCTGGATATACAGTATTAATTGAATGGGGGTGGTTACCTTATTTAAAAGATGAAGATTCATTAGCATATAATGTAGATACTTATGATATAATTAATACAAAAAGAGTTAAAGAAGATATTTGGAAAGATATATTTGCTAAGTCCTTACAAACAGGTGGTAATTATGATTCAATGTTTGGTTATATTAAAAATTATAATTGGTCTGCTCGCCCTGATGGAGGATATGATTGTAAAGTTGATGTAATATCAATTGGAGAAATTCTTGAATCTTTAAAAATTAATTATTCACCATTAACTATAAAATTAATTGAAGGGGGAAAGGGATTATTATCCGATAGTATTAGTAAAGAAGTTGCTAATAAATATAAAAAGAATATATTAGCAGGTTTATTCTCAGAATTTTATGAGATTGTAGATAAAGCTGAAAATGGTAGTGATGAAGGAGCAGCTTATAATTATAAAGGATATGATTTTTTTGTTAGAGAAACAGTATTAAAGAACTCAGAAGCCACAGATGATGATGCTAAAGTAGGAACCTCTTCCGATAAAAAACAAATATATATTACTTTAGGTGGTTTAATATATTTATTAAACAATAAAGTTTTATTAAAAGATGAAAATAGTGGAAAACCAGTAATTGAATTTTCTATTAGAGGAAGAGCATATAATGGTGATGAAGATCTCTTATTATGTTTAGCTCATCCTTTACAATTATCTGTAGATCCAACTACTTGTATAATTAAAAATACAATTTGGGGTGATGCTTCTGATTCAACATCTTATTTAAAAAATACTGGTTTAAAAGATTATTTTAAGGATAATGATCCATACACTGAATTAGGTGTAATAGGAAATATGTATATTAATCTTCAATATCTATATACTTTAAGTACTAATAGTATTTTAGAAACCCAAGATAAAAAAGAAAAACAAGAAATATCTGTATATGATTTTTTAAAAAATGTATTAGCAACAATATCTGATTCTACAGGAAACGTTAATAATTTTGATATTCACGTTGATCCTATTGATAGTAAAGCTAGAATTATAGATATTAATTATGTGGATAGTGCTACTAGAGATGAAGTATATAAAAATTCTTTTGAATTACAAGTACATAATCTTAAATCTACAGTACGATCCTATAAATTGGAATCTCAAATATTTCCTGAACAAGCAACAAACATTGCAATTGGTTCTCAAGTACAAGGAGGAACATTAGGTACTGATAGTAACACAATGTCTGCTTTTAATAAAAATATTTCAGATAGAACAATTACTAGAAAAACAGATCCAACACAAGATAATACTAAATCTCTATTAGAAGCTGAAGAAGAACAATTAGCAAATTTAAAAGAAAATTTAAAAACATTATATAGCTTTTTTGTAGATACCTCTGGATTTTTTCCATGGTCTACAACATCTGCTTTTGATATTAATAAAGCTGGTTCTTATAGAAGTGCTTTAAGAGATGTAATAAGATATTTTGTAAATGTTTCTAATTCTAGATTAAAAAATAGTAGTATTATTCCAATAAAATTCTCTGCAGAAATGGATGGAATTGGAGGATTAGTTATAGGACATATTTTTAAACTTCCATTAGATATATTACCTAGAGGATATAAAGGTGATGTTGAAGGTGGTAAGGTTGGTTCTAAAATAGGGATGATTATTACTGGATTAGGACATAAAGTATCTAATAAAGATTGGACTACCAGTATTGATTCACAGTTTATAATATTAGATAATCCAACCGGCAGTAAAATTAATTATGGTGATTTCTTAAAGGATTTAGTAGTTGATATTGCAAAAGGAGATACAGATACAGCTGGTGAAACAATAGTATCAGCTACAGATCCTAAAGTAGATCCACCACCAGTTCCTAAAAATTTAAAAGCCACTCCTACTCAAATTGATGCTATGAAACAAGCGGGAAATGCTACTTATGAAAAAAATGGAGAAACTCCTGGTAAATGTGCAAGATATTCTTATACTATAGCTTATCATTATGTTAATTTATTAAGAGGAAAAACTACAAATAATATAGGAAGTGCAGTTGCTGCTGGTGGTAATGCTAGAGATGAAGCCTATAGAAATAATTTAAAAAAATTAGGATGGAAAGAATATTCTCAAGGTAAAGTTACTAAAGCTACACTTGCTAATTCTATAAAAACAACAAATTGGGAAGTAGGTGATATAGTTATTTATTGGGCAGCTAATCCTAATGCAGGGGGTTCATCCCACAAATATGGTCATACTCAAATATATACTGGTGGTATATTAAATAAAAGTAATTCACATCCTTGGGCTACTAGTAATGCTTCTAACTACAAAACACAATTTGTATATAACTCTATAAACTCAGATGATTGGTATTATTATATATTTAAAGCACCAAAACCATCAAATACATAAAATAAAAAAACATGGCTGTTAGATTACCTTCAAATATAACAATACAATCTCAATATACTATTGGGAAAGAATATATAGATATTAAAACTAATAAAGAATATCAAGGATATTATTATGAAATTAATGGAAAAACATTTGCTGGAAAAGTTTTTAATGTTTTAGCTCCTGAACTTAGAAAAATAACAATATTTGATTTACAAAATCCATTTTTAAAAAAAGCAAGTAGTTTTTTATATGGAACTTTATCTAAAGTTAAATTAAATAATACTGTAGCATCTGGTAAAACTTTTACATTTACGGATGAAGAAATGATACAAGGATATAAAACAAGATATTTTGCTAAAAAATTAAATGAAACTCCTATACTAATAAGAGAGATAAGTAAAGAAGAATTTAAAATTTTAAAAACAAATCCAATATATCAATTAGCCCAAATTGATTATAAATTAAATAATAATAATGATTTAAACAAATATGACCAAATAATGCCAGGATTAGGAGGATTTCTTTCTAAAAATGTTGTTGATACATCATCAGCTAATGATAACTAATTTGGCTTTTAAATAAATTATTCGTACATTACAAATATAAAGGTTATGACAAATGTTTTACATAGTAGAAAAGGCAGAGCAACTAGCTAAATTACAAGATCTAGGAGATTGCTTTGTAAATTTTATCCCATTAAATAATAATTATCACCCAAATCTTACTGATTTGAGTTTAATTTATATTCGCCCTATAAATCATAAAAAGGGATGGATATTATGTTTGAATCATACTGAGGCTTTTAAATTAGATAAAGAAAAAACATTACAACATTTATTTAATAATGTTGATAAAATGTTTGTTCCTCAAAAGAAAGAAGCATTATACCATTTCCAACACCCTGAAAAATTATATGATATCAATTTTATTGAATATATTAATTTAGATGATAATATAGTTGCAAATAAATGCACTGATTTTTACTACAGACATTATCCAAATAATTCAATAGTAAATTCACTAATCCCCATAAGTAAACATTATGAGGAACAAGAAACTATATTTGATATGGTGCTACCAGTTATACACAAATATAGCGCAAATGATGCCATTTACAGGTTTAATAACGAATTAACCAGCGTGGCGTTCCACCGTATTGAGAAAAACGGAATAGCGTTGAATAAACAGTGCTTTATATCACAATATTTAGAATCTTTACATTATCCTGAATTTAATATACATAAAGGTAAAATATACACGCAATATAATTTATATACAACGACTTCACGTCCATCCAACAGGTTTAATGGCATTAATTTTGCTGCGTTGAATAAAACCGATAACGAACGAGTATGCTATGAACCATCCAATAACGCGTTCATAGAAATGGACTTTAGTGGATATCATCCTCGATTAATTGGTGAATTAATTGGTTTTCCTTTATCAGCTGATAACATTTATGAAAGTTTAAATGTAGGTAAAGAGGAAATGTTCCAAAATTTGTATGGTGGTATAAGAAAAGAATATAAAGACAAACCATTCTTTAAAGAAGCATCATCTTATGTTGATGGAGTATGGAAATTATTAAATAATGATGGAAAAGTCCATACTGTAAATAAAACGTTTAAATTAAACGAAATAGAAACACCAAACCCTACAAAAATATTTAATTATATTATTCAGAGTTGTGAAACATCAACAAACATTAAAATTTTACTAAATATTTTAGACTACTTAAAAGATAAACAAACAAAATTAGTATTATACACATATGATGCGGTATTATTTGATTATTCAGAATCAGATGGTGCAGAATTATTACAAGAAATTAAAAAAATTATGAAATACCCAGTTAAAACTAAAAAAGGAATAAACTATAAAGCGATGGAAAGTTATGCGTAGCGTTGTTTTCGAGTATTCTGACATATTTATCTCGGATATATCAACCGAGAATATTTTGAACAAATTATTTTGCACATTTACATCACCTTCTGCGGTAGATGAAACTATAAGCACGATCAGTAGCAAATATTCAATATTATTTAACAAGATATTCGTTCTTGAATCTCCTGATTCTGATGAATTAGTCTGCACATATAATATTGACACGGGAAACGTATCATCTCAACCCCTCCCAAATACGATATTATTACATCGCAAAAAGGAATCTAATACATTATACACAATTAATGCATTAAATACTCTAATTAAATCCTTAAACGGAGGAGTGCTAGATACTCAGTATCGTATTAATTGGTATGACTATAAGAACTGTATTCTCTTGACTACCGGAGAAGACCTTCGTAGATTAGATACTAAGATAAACAAAGTGGTCAATCTTTAGTGATTGTCACAATAAAGGTTATTATATTCAATAGGTTATAAAATTAAAATTAAAAAGTTACATTATGGATTTATCATTAATCAAAAACAAGCTTGCAGGATTGCAGCAAAGCTCTCAACCGAGAGAAAAAGTGGATTACACTAAAATTTTTTGGAAACCGAAAGTAGGTACTTATCAAGTACGTATTGTTCCTTCTAAATTCGACAAACAAAACCCATTTAAGGAAGTTTATTTCCATTATGGTTTTACTAAAGGACCAATCTTAGCATTAACTAATTGGGGTGAAAAAGATCCAATTGTAGAATTTGCTAAATCATTACGCAAATCATCTGATAAAGAAGATTGGCAATTAGCAAGAAAATTAGATGCTAAAATGCGTGTGTTCGCACCAGTAATTGTACGTGGTGAAGAAGAACAAGGTACACGTTTATGGGAATTTGGTAAAGAAATTTATCAACAATTATTAGGTATTGCAGCCGATGAGGATTACGGTGATTTCACTGATATTCAAGACGGTCGTGACTTTACAGTTGAAGCAACTAATGGTGAAGTTGCAGGTCGTAGCGTAATAAAATGTGCTTTACGTCCAAAACCAAAAACATCACCAATCACTGATAATGCTACTTTATTACAAACGTTATTAGACGAACAACCTGATATCTTAACAATCAACAGAAGATATGCTTTTGATGATTTAAAAACCATCTTAGAGAAATTCTTAAATCCTGAAGATGATATCGAGGATAATGTTTCTTTAGCTTCTAATACAGTAGCTGATTCAGCTGAACCTTCGGATTTGCCTTGGGAAAAACCAGAAGCAAAACCATACACTTTAGAGAATGTCGCTCCTAAAGCAACTAATACAGACAAATTCGACGAATTATTTTAACTAAAAACAAGTTATGGCTAAGAAAGAAAAAAATAGCTTAACTGAAGTAGTATCTAGATCATTGGGCAAAACCTTTGATTTAGATACATTTAAGAAATCCAAATTCTTAGATAAATCAGTTAAGTTTAAACCACAAAGGTGGATTCCATTATCTAAAGCATTCCAGGATGTTATTTCATTACCTGGTATTCCTTTAGGACACATTACATTATTGCGAGGCCATTCAGATACAGGTAAAACAACAGCAATGTTGGAAGCCGCTGTAAATGCTCAGAAAATGGGTATTTTACCAGTTTTCATTATCACTGAGATGAAATGGAATTGGGATCACGCTAAACAAATGGGATTTGAAATTAATGAAGTAGCTGATCCTGAAACAGGTGAAGTTATTGATTATAATGGATTTTTCCTTTATATAGATAGAGGTTCACTAAACACAATTGAAGATGTAGCTGCATTCATTGCTGACTTATTAAATGAACAAGCTACAGGTAAATTACCTTATGATTTATGTTTCTTCTGGGATTCAGTTGGATCCATTCCATGTAGAATGTCTGTTGAAAAATCAACAAACAACAACGAGTGGAATGCAGGTGCAATGTCTCAACAATTTGGAAACTTTATTAATCAAAAATTAATTTTATCTCGTAAAGAAAATATTCCTTATACTAATTCATTAGTAGCTGTTAATAAGGTGTGGGTTGCAAAACCAAATTCACCAATGGAACAACCAAAAATGAAGAATAAAGGTGGAGATACAATGTTTTTTGATTCATCATTAGTAGTAACATTTGGTAATATCACAAATAGTGGTACTAACAAATTAAAAGCAACTAAAGATGGCAAAGACGTTGAATTTGCTAAACGCACAAAAATATCAGTTGATAAAAACCACGTTACTGGTGTACAAACTAAAGGTACAGTAACAATGACAGTTCATGGTTTCATTGATGATGATAAAAGAGCAATTGACAATTACAAGAAAGAACATGCTGATGAATGGTTAAAAATTCTAGGTACTCTTGATTTTGATCTAATTGAAGATAAATCAGAATGGAATGAAAGCAATAACGCTATAACTGATACTACAGATGGCGAAGAATAGATTTGCATCATTATTAGCAGGTATTACTAATGAACCTGAAACCGAAAATACTTCAGTATTAATTATAGACGGTTTAAATACATTCCTACGTAACTTTTCAATTATAAACCACATCCATCCTTCAGGCCACCACATTGGTGGTCTGACTGGATTTTTAAAGTCACTAGGATATGCTATTAAAATGAACTCACCTACAAAGGTAATTATTGTATTTGATGGTGTAGGTGGTTCAAATGCTAAACGTAATTTATATCCAGCTTATAAAGCAAATCGTAATGCAGATCGCATTACTAACTATAAAATATTTAACAATAAGGAAGAAGAAAGTGAATCAATATCTGACCAAATGGAAAGATTAATTCAATATCTTCAATCACTCCCAGTTAGTTTAATATCAATAGATGGTATTGAAGCAGATGATGTTATGGGATACTTAGCTCAAAAATACGAAAGTGTTGAAGATTGTAAAAGAGTAACCATAATGTCTGCTGATCAGGATTTCTTACAATTAGTAAGTAATAAGGTTAATATTCATTCACCAACTAAAAAGAAAATATATGATATAGATAGTTTTACAGAAGAATATGGCATTCATCCTAGAAACTACTTATTATATAAAACATTTATGGGTGATAAAGGTGATAATGTTCCTAAAGTAAAGGGATTAGGTGAAGATAAGTTATTAAAAATCTTACCACAATTAAAAGGTCCTGCACCTTTACAATTAGAACCACTATTGGAATCATTAGATCCATACGATAAATGGGGATCACAATTATTAAATTTCTCTCATCAACTCCGAATTAATTATAGATTAATGAATTTAAGAGATGTTCCTCTTTCAAATGAGAACATTGAAATTATTGAAGAAGCAGTTGCATTTAAACGCGAATACAACAAACCGGGGTTTTTACATTTATACTATAAAGATAATCTAGGCAACGGCATCCCTAACGTTGAGACTTGGCTTTCAGAAGTATTTGGTTATCTGAGTACGTTTTAGTATATTTAAAAATAAATAAAAGTTATGACTACATTAAACAGCTTAGAGAAGTACGGAACCTCCTTCCAAATTAAAGTAATAGGAGCTTTGCTAACGCAAAGACAATTCCTATTAAATATTTTTGACTCCTTAGAAAGCGAATATTTTGGGAACACATCACATCAATGGATAGTTGATTTTATAATCAAATATTTCAGCGAATATCATACAATTCCATCAATTGATACATTATCTATTGAAGTAAAAAAGATAGATAATGAAGTATTGCGTATTGCTTTAACTGAAGCGTTACGTGAAGCTTATAAAGCAGCTGATTCTAAAGATTTAGAATATGTTGAAGCAGAATTTACCTCATTTTGTGGAAATCAGCAAATGAAAAAAGCACTAATGACATCAGTTGATCTACTTAACATAGGAGATTTTGATGGTATTAGACGTTTGATTAATAATGCAATGAAAGCAGGTGAGGATAAGAATATTGGTCACGAATATGATTTAGATATTGAAACCCGATATAGAGATGATGATAGACATGCTATTCCATTTCCTTGGCCTACGTTTAATGAATTAACTCAAGGTGGAGTTGGTGGTGGAGATTTAGTTTTAATGTTTGGTAATCCTGGTGGAGGTAAATCATGGGCTGTAATTGCTATGGGTGCTTTTGCTGCAGCATTAGGATATAATGTGTTACACTATTCATTAGAATTAGGTGAAGGTTATGTTGGTAAAAGATATGATGCTGTATTCTCAGGAATACCAGTTGATCAATTAAATGAAAATAGAGCTGCTGTTGAAGAAATAATCAAACAAGTAAAAGGTAAAATTGTAATTAAAGAATATCCTCCAAAACGAGTATCTTTAGAAACAATTGAAGCACACATTCAACAACTAGAAAATCAAAACGAATTCAAACCGGATTTAATCATTATTGACTACTTAGATTTATTAAAAGGTAAATTAAGAAAAGAACGTAAAGATGAAATTGATGACGTTTATACTGATGCTAAAGGTTTAGCTAAGGTTTTAAACAAACCAATTATATCACCTTCACAAGCTAATAGAACAGCATCAAAATCTAGCATTATTGAAGGTGATAATGCAGCTGGATCATATGATAAAATCATGATTGGTGATATTATTATTTCAGTAGCACGTAGAAAAAAAGATAAAGTAAGAGGAACAGGAAAATGGCACATTATGAAAAACAGATATGGCGCAGATGGTTTAACCTTTAATTCCACTATTGATACAGCAAACGGAAAAATAATAATTGAAAATTCTCCAACAGAAGATGATGATGAAGAAGGCGAAGCACCTAAAGTAGGATTCTCTAATTTTGATACAGACGATAGAGATATTCTAAAGAAAAAGTTTTTTGAACTAAATCAAAGATAAAAATCATCCATAATATTTATGGACCCAACAAATAAAATTTATGACAAGAGTAATAAAATTTTCAGCATCATGGTGTGGTCCATGCAAAATGTTAGCTCCAATATTCGATCAAGTTAGATCAGAAATAAATGGAGTTTCATTCACTGATGTAGATGTGGATTCAAGTAAAGATCTTGCTTTCCAGTATTCTGTATCTAGTGTGCCAACGGTTATAATCGAAAAAGACGGAGTAGTTGTGAATCGTTTTTCTGGTATTAAACCAAAAGGCGAAATAATAAATTTAATAAATCAATATAAATAAACTTAATTAATAAATAAACAAGATGGATATCACACAAGAGATTCTTAGTGACATTACTTGCTATATGAAATATAGTAAATATGTTCCTAGTAAACAAAGACGCGAAACATGGGAAGAACTAGTAACTCGTAACAAAGAAATGCATCAGGAAAAATATCCTGCATTAAAAGAAGAAATTGAAAAAGTATATAAACTAGTTTACGATAAGAAGGTATTACCATCGATGCGTTCTTTACAATTTGCTGGTAAACCTATTGCATTAAATAATTCACGTATATTCAACTGTTCATTTTTACCAATTGATGATTATAGATCATTCTCAGAAGTAATGTTCTTGTTATTATCAGGCTGTGGAGTAGGTTATAGTGTTCAAACTCATCATATTGATCAATTACCTGAAATTAAACGTCCAACTAAAACTAAACGTTTCCTAGTAGGTGATAGTATTGAAGGATGGGCTGATGCTGTTCGTGCTTTAACAAAATCATATTTTACAGGAGCTCCAATTCCTAACTTTGATTTTAGAGACATTAGAGCTAAAGGTGCTCAATTAATCACTGTAGGTGGTAAAGCACCAGGTCCTGAACCATTAAAAGAATGTTTATTCCAAATTCAAAAAATTCTTGATCGTAAAGAAAATGGAGATAAATTAACTTCATTAGAAGTACACGATATTATTTGTTATATTGCTGATGCAGTATTATCAGGTGGTATTCGTAGAGCAGCATTAATTTCTTTATTCGATTTAGATGATGAATTAATGTTAACTTGTAAATTTGGTAATTGGTGGGAAGAACATCCACAACGTGGTAGAGCTAATAACTCAGCTGTTGTAATGCGTCACGCTATTACTGAAGATGAATTCTTTAATTTATGGAAAAAAATTGAATTGAGTGGATCTGGTGAACCAGGTATCTACTTCTCAAATGATAAAGATTGGGGTACAAATCCATGCTGTGAAATTGCTTTAAAACCATATCAATTCTGTAACTTATGTGAAGTAAACGTTTCAAATGTTGAATCGCAAGAAGATTTAAATGAGCGTGTTAAAGCAGCATCATTTATTGGTACTTTACAAGCATCATATACTGATTTCCATTATTTAAGAGATATTTGGAAAAAAACAACTGAAAAAGATGCATTATTAGGTGTAGGTATGACTGGTATTGGTTCAGGAGCTGTATTACAATACAACTTAAAAGAATCTGCTGATGTAGCTAAAGAAGAAAATGCTCGTGTTGCTGAATTATTAGATATTAATAAAGCTGCTCGTGTAACTACAGTAAAACCATCAGGTACTTCATCATTAGTATTAGGTACTTCATCAGGTATTCACGCTTGGCACAATGACTACTATATCCGTCGTATCCGTGTAGGTAAAAACGAAGCAATTTATACTTATCTATCAATCTACCATCCTGAATTAGTAGAGGATGATTTCTTTAAACCAACAATCCAAGCTGTAATTTCAGTACCTCAAAGAGCCCCAGAAGGTTCTATTTTAAGAACTGAAGATGTAATGGATATGTTAGAACGTGTTAAATTATTTAATACTAAATGGGTTAAAAAAGGACATCGTAAAGGTGCAAATACTAATAACGTATCTGCTACAGTATCTATTCAAGAAGGTGAATGGGAAAAAGTAGGACAATGGATGTGGGAAAATAGAAATACATTTAATGGATTATCAGTATTACCTTACTTTGGAGGTTCATATACCCAAGCACCATTTGAAGATATTACAGAAGAAAAGTTTAATGAATTAGTTGATCATGTTCATAACATTGATTTAACAAAAATTGTTGAATTTAGTGATGAAACCAATTTACAAGATCAAGCAGCCTGTGCAGGTGGAGCTTGTGAAGTAGTATAATATGGAAAAAGTAGAGTTTGAACAAGGTAGACACTATTATCTCGATAACGGGAAAATAGTGTTTACTGAACTCTATTTAAAGAATAGAGGTCAATGTTGTGGTAGTGGATGTAAACATTGTCCCTATACTCCTAAACACCAAAAAGATAATACTGTGTTGTCAAAATAATTTTCATATATTTCTAATATGAAAAAAGGTTATGTAATATTATTAGGGATTCTTACATTATTTGGATGTAAGAAAGAAGAGATAAAGTACCCATCTCCCTTTACTGGTACTGATAGAGGAGTAGTTAAATTAGCTATGAAATATCCAAAAGACAATAATGGATATTATCATGTTACTTTAAATCCAAATGATCCATACAGTTACAACAATATATTTGTTGAAGCAAGTAAAATTACAAATGAAAGATATATCTATAATGGAATATCTGTTGTAGAAGCTAGATTTGATAGTGATTCTTATTGGATTATAGGTGAAAATTTAGTAGTAACTTTACCACTGTATAATCCATTTAGTAGTTTATATACTTCACCATATTTTAATACACCTATTTCAGTAGGAACTAAAACAATAACATTATCTCAATTTAATGGACAAATAGTACCTCTAGTTCCTCCAACAGGAATATATCTTAAAGATTACGATGCTAGAATGGATGAATATCAACCTAGCTCTAATAATATGTGGAGTAAAAGAATTATTGGTCCTATACCAGTAACAATGATTGGAGATACTGTAAAAGTATATGCAAAAATTAGTTGGGAATGCGGGAACTATTCATTAACTTATCCTGAAAGAACACACATAATTGATAGTTTAAAAATTATATTCCAATAGTTATGAACATAGAGAAAGATATTCCTAAATTTATCCCCACAAAATATAATCAATTTTATTGGTGGAGACGTTTTAAAGCTCGTAACACACTACATAAAAATTTCCCGTTAATTGAGCGCATTAAAAACGGTGATTTTGATTATTCTGATTATCGTGTACAAGCATTACATGAATTAGAGTTAGCTGAAAAAAAGGCTAATACATATCCTACTTATGCATATACTGAACGTGAAGAAGCATTAGTAATGGGACGTAGACGTTATAATCGCCTGATGGAAGATTTTATGAAGGATGAATTTTACCTACTTCAGGGAATTAAAGAGGAATTCTGCAAATGGTTTTGGATATCAGAGGAAGAATTTGATCGTTATATGAATATGTGTGACGATGGATTAGTCGAATTATATGAATTAATTAAAGAAAACACATTATATAAATTTATAGGAACTAATAGATACAATCAAATATGAGCAACATCGATCCACTAGACGAATTAGAGCAACAAGCTAAACAATTAGAATCAACTCCCATTACTGAAGAAAATCAAGAACAAGTTTTGGGAAGCGTAGATTCTTTATTATCTTCAATCGAAGAAAAACTAGAAACAATTTTAAAAACACTAACAGAAGAATAATATGGTAATTTTAGAAGGAATATTAAAAATAATGGCTATAATTTCTTTAGTATGTTTATTACTAGGATTACCATTAATGTTATTATGGAATTGGTTAATGCCAGTTATATTTGGTTTATCAGAAATTTCATTTTGGCAAGCAGTAGGTTTAAACCTATTAGCATCAATTTTATTTGCACGTACATCAACAATAAATAATAATAAATAATATGGGAAAGTTTCAATCAACAAAATTATTTGACGGATTCAGCTGTGTATTTCGTCAATGGAAAGCCGAATCCACACATTGTAAATTTTTACATGGATACGGAGTATCATTTAGAGTATGGTTCGAGGGAGAATTAGACGAACGCAATTGGGTTTGGGATTTTGGAGGCATGAAACGTGCTAAAGGAACTATTGATGGTATGAATCCTAAAGCATGGATGGATTATATGTTTGATCATACTACAATTATAACAGAAGATGATCCTGGTTTGGGTGGATTTAAAACAATGGATAATTTAGGTATTATTCAGTTAAGAGTTATTCCTGCTGTTGGAGCAGAACAATTTGCAAAATATATCTATGAAAAATTAAATACATTTATTCAAGAAGAAACAGAAGGTAGAGTTAAAATTGTAAGAGTAGAATTTATGGAACATGCCAAAAACACCGCTATTTATGAAGGTTAGTCACGAAGTACCTTTAGATTTATTATCTTGGAGCAAGAAAGTAAATGATTATGAATATATTTTACCCTACTTTTATTTACGTTATCCAGAATATAAAGCATTTTACCTTCAGTGTAAAGAAGAAGGTAGATTCTCTATTTTAGATAATGGTTTATTTGAAGGTGAAACATATACTACAGATGCATTACTTGATTTAATTAAATTATTAACTCCAAATGTATTTATCATTCCTGATGAATGGAATGATTGGTCTAAAACATATGAACATGCTCAAGAATGGATTAAATTAAAAGAGCAATTACCAATTAATACTAATTTAATGGTTGTATTACAAGGTGAATCATATGAAGAAATTAGAAGATTATATAAATTTAGTTATGGTTTAGGTTATCGTTATTTTGCTCTTAATCATTCCTCAATAGCATATAACGCTTTATATCCTCATAAAAATAATTTAGTGTCTAAGATGATGGGCCGAATTCAGACTGTACATTTATTCTCACAAATTGTAACAGATGATGTTTATTTCCATTTATTAGGTGCTTCATTACCACAAGAATTTATGTATTATGATGGTTATGATTTTATTAAATCTGTAGATACATCAAATCCAATTTTAGTTGGTGCTAATAAAAAAGCATACGATAAATTTGGTATGTTAACAAAACCTAAAGATAAAATGGAAATATTTTTTGAACAGGATATGCTTCCAAATATGAATTTTATAACTGAAAACGTTAAAGAATTTAGAACAATTATTAATAAATAGCGTTTGCCTATACGCTTAAAATACCTGGCATATTTAAACAAATAAATTTTATGTTAAAACACGTTGTAGTATCCCTATCAGGAGGGATGGATTCCAGTACATTATTGTTACGTTGCTTAAAAGGATATGATTCCGTAACAGCAATTTCATTTGACTACGGTCAAAAACACAGAGTAGAGCTAGAAAGAGCTCAATCATTAGTAGATTATATTAATACTAAAGAACAAAAAGTAACCTATCGTCAAATCCAATTAAATGGATTAGTTGATTTATTAGATTCAGCATTAGTAACTGGAGGTGAAGATATACCAGAAGGACATTATGCTGAAGACAACATGAAAGCTACAGTTGTACCTAATCGTAATAAAATATTTGCTTCAATTACTCAAGCAGTAGCATTATCAGTTGCACAAAGAACAGGTGAAACTTGTGATATCGCTTTAGGTATTCACGCTGGAGATCATGCAATTTATCCAGATTGTCGTCAAGAATTTAGAGATGCAGATGATGCAGCTTTTAGAATTGGTAATTGGGATGCTGAAAAAGTAGGATACTTTACACCTTACTTAGAAGGAGATAAATTTACTATCTTACAAGACGGAGAAGTATTATGTGAAGAATTAAGTTTAAATTTTGATGAAGTATATTCAAAAACTAATACATCTTATAAACCATATCCAAGCGGAAATTCAGATTACAAATCAGCTTCATCAGTAGAGCGTATTGAAGCATTTATTAAATTAGGACGTAAAGATCCAGTTCAATATGAAGATGAAACAGGTCCTGTAAGTTGGGAAGTTGCAAAAACATCAGTAGAAAAAGTATTGTTGGACCATCAAAATTAAATCATTATATTTAAAGTATGAAAGAATTATTAAAAAAATCAAATGGTAATTTACCTCGCTCTGCAGAGGAAATTGAAGAAATGATCGAAAAAGCATCAGAAGCGTATGCTGGATTTTTAACAGCAGTTGGATTCGATTATAAAGCAGACAGACAAACAGTAGATACACCTCGTCGTGTAGCTAAAGCATGGTTAAAAGATCTAATTGTAGGTTCAATTACACCTGAACCAAATATGACTGTATTTCCTAATGATGAAGGTTATGATGGCTTAGTTATTCAATCAGGTATTCCAATTGTTAGTATGTGTGCACATCATAATTTAGCATTTACAGGTTATGCTACAGTAGCTTATGTACCTGCTGAAAATGTAATTGGTTTATCTAAATTAAATCGTATTGTTGAATGGTTTGCTCGTAGACCACAAATGCAAGAATCATTAACACAACAAATCCACGATTATGTTGCAGATAAAATGACTTGTGAATCAGTAGCAGTTAGCATTGCTTGTAAACATACTTGTTGCTCACATAGAGGTATTAAACACCCATCTATAATGACTACTAATAAATTTAGTGGTGTGTTTATGGAGAAAAATAATATGATTCGTGAAGAATTCTTACACGCAATTGAAGTTAATGGAGCAGTTTTAAAATAAAAATATGTTAAACGCAGAACAAATATTAGAACAAGGTTTAATTAAAACCGAACTTAGCAAAGGAAAACCAGCACAAGTTGGTTATGACTTATCAGCAAAATCAATTAACGCTATTGGTAAAGATGAATTTAACTCTAGACCAAATATTGGTATGGTATTAAAAGATAAAACTATCTTAAATAATTATACACCTGTAAAAACTAAAACTATTGATGGTGTTGAAGGATGGCTTTTACATCCTGGAGCATACGATATTACATTTCACGAAGGATGTAAAATTGCATCAAACCGTATAGGAATGATTCGTCAACGCTCTTCATTATTACGTAATGGAGCTATTATTGCATCATCAATTTTTGATCCCGGTTTTGAAACTGATAATATGGGTACTATTATGATAGTAACAGCTACAATTTTTATTGAACAAGATGCACGAGTTGGACAAATGTATTTCCACGAATGTGATAGTGTTGCTGAAGAAAATTTATATAACGGTCAATGGCAAAATGATAAACAGCGATAATAATACTCTACCAGAAGAGGAGTACTGCCATTATAGCGGTCTTCCTTCTGTTAAATTTTACGAAAATATAGAAAAAGAAAAGATGCAAAAGAAAGAATCAAAAACAAATTGGCATTTTAGAATTAGTATTATTAAATCAGTTCTAAGAATGTGTGCAGGTGTATACCTAATTTTAGGAGAAGTAGTCCCCGCAGGTAGTTTATTAATAGCAGCTGAAATATTAGGTATAGTAGAGGAATTATAATATTTATTATAAGAACACTATGGCATATTCAGATAAAGTAATTGATCATTACACCAATCCACGTAACGTTGGTACGCTTGATAAGAGCAAGAACAATGTAGGTACAGGCTTAGTTGGCGCACCAGAGTGTGGCGACGTAATGCGTTTGCAAATTGAGGTAGATAGCAACAATGTAATTACCGATGCGAAGTTTAAAACCTTCGGCTGTGGCTCAGCCATTGCTTCATCTTCGTTGGCTACCGAATGGTTAAAAGGCAGATCAATTGACGATGCAATGACGATCGATAATATGGATATTGTAGAGGAATTGGCTTTACCACCAGTAAAAATTCACTGCTCGGTATTAGCCGAAGATGCAATTAAAGCCGCCATTAACGATTACCGTGTAAAAAATGGCTTAGCTCCCATTGAGAGTAAAAAAACTCATCACTAAAAATGGTAATTATTACCAATAAAGCAAAAGAAAAAGTATTAAACCTCATACAAGAAGCCGGCTTAGACGCTTCGTACTTTTTACGGGTTTCTGTAAAAGGTGGGGGTTGCTCTGGCTTATCGTATAATTTAGATTTTGATAACGAAGTAAAAACGGGCGACCAGTTTTTTGAAGACAACGGTATCAAAATTACTTTAGACATGAAATCTTTTTTATATCTAGCCGGCACCGAACTTGATTTTACAGATGGTTTAAATGGCAAAGGATTTAGTTTTAATAATCCTAATGCTACAAGAACTTGTGGTTGTGGAGAATCGTTTTCTGTATAAAATTATATATTTATATACAACAATAGTTATATTAATACGTTATGTCAAAAAACACAATATTCATTTCTATAGCAGCATATAGAGATCCTGAATTACTTAAAACTCTTAAAGACTGTTTAGATAAAGCTAAACACCCAGAAAATCTTAGATTTGGAATTGCATGGCAACATTCAACAGATGATGAATGGGATAATTTAGATGAGTATAAAGACGATCCTAGATTTACTATTGAAGATATTAATTATAAAGATGCTGAAGGTGTATGTTGGGCTCGAAATTTAATTCAAGGTTTATATAAAGATGAAACATATTATCTTCAATTAGATTCACATCATAGATTTGTTAAAAATTGGGATATAACTTTAATTAAAATGTTTAAAGACCTACAGAAAAAAGGTCATAAAAAACCATTATTAACAGCTTATCTTCCTTCATATGAACCATCAAATGAATCTAAATTACAAGAAATTTGGACTTTAGAATTTGATAGATTTTTACCTCAAGGTCCTATCTTTATAAAACCACATAGTCAAACTAACTGGCAAGAAGTACAAGAACCTATTATGGCTCGATTCTTCTCAGCTCATTTTGTTTTTACTTTAGGTCAATGGGCTAAAGAAGTTAAATACGATCCCAAATATTATTTTCACGGTGAAGAATCTTCATTAGCTGCTAGATCATTTACCTTTGGTTATGATTTATTTCATCCTCATATTCCTGTTATTTGGCACGAATATACTAGAAACGGAAAAATTAAACAATGGGATGATGATTCAACTTGGCCTGAAAGAGATTCTCAATCTTATTTAAGATATAGACAATTATTTGGTATGGAAGAAGGATGTACTCCTTGCCAACAGAAAAAACTAGCAGAATTTGGCTTTGGTGAAGAACGTACTTTAGAAGAATACGAGCGTTATGCTGGTGTTAGATTTAGAAAACGTAAAGTACATAGACATACTTATGAATATAAACCACTTCCAATGCCTGAAGAATCATGGGAAGACTTTTTTGATAATTTATTAGTACAACAAAAAGTTTGTATTGATGTTTATAAAGGATCTTTACTAGAAACTGATTATACTAGTTTTGCTGTAGCATTATTAGATGAAAATGGTAATGACATTTATAGACAAGATGCTGAAACTAATGAAATACAAGGTTTATTAAAATCAGATCCTAATGATCAATTTATTCATATTTGGAGAGAGTATGAAGACAATAAAAAACCACATTCTTGGAGAGTATGGCCTTATAGTGAATCTAAAGGATGGTGTGATAGAATAGAAACAGTTATAGCTTATGAGTAAGAAAGATACAATACTAGTTCATTTACCAGCGTATAGAGAGCCAGAATTAATTCCTACAATTAAATCAGCATTAGAAAATGCTAAATACCCTGAAAGAATTCATTTTGGTATTTGCAGACAATATCATCCTGAAGATGAATTTGATAATGTAGATGAATATAGAAACGATCCTAGATTTAAAATTAAGGATGTATTATATACTGAAGCTCAAGGATTACCCTGGGCAAGAGCTATTATAAATGAGGAATTATTAACTGATGAAGATTATATTTGTCAATTAGATTCTCATCACAGATTTGCTAAAAATTGGGACGTGACACTAATAAAAATGCACGCAGGTCTCGAGCGTAAAGGACATAAACCAATTTTAGCTGCCTACTTGCCATATTATGATCCGTTCAACGATCCCGCTGGAAGAACAATGGAACCTTGGCAACAAACATTTGTTTGTTTTTATCCTCATGGTACAATTTTTATCAGACCAGGATTACTAACTGGATGGCAAAACATGACTGAACCACCTCCATCAAGATTTCTATCAGGACATTTTTGTTTTGCTAGAGCGGAATGGGCTAAAGAAATAAAACACGATCCTGATATCTATTTTAGTGGAGAGGAAATTAACTTAACAGTTAGATCATATACTCACGGATACGATATGTTCCATCCTCATGAATTAGTAGTATGGCACGCTACTATGAGAGAAGAACGTAATGGAATGTTAAAGTGGGACGATGATGCTAAAAGAGGTGTTGACTGGTGGAATAAACAAGAAAAAGCACGTGCCAAAATTAGACAACTATTTAGAGTAGAAGATAATGGTTATGATTTAACCGGATATGACTTAGGTACTGTTCGTAGCATTCATGATTATGAAAAATATGCAGGTGTTGATTTTAAAAATAAATCAGTACAAAAATACACTACAGACAATAATTATCCTCCTAATCCTCCAGTAGAGAATTGGGAAGATTCATTATTAAAATCATTCTATCATTTAGTACAGATTATAAAAGCTGACTTCCCTCATGATGATTATGAATTTATTCATTTAGCATTTGATGATGAAAATGGATTACCTATTTATAATAGATCTTTAGATAAGGAATTTGTAAAAATGGCATTATCTCAACCAAACGGATATTTTGATTTTGAAGAATCGGTTTTAGTAGAAAAAAATCCTACCAAAGTAGTACTATGGGCTTATAGTAATGAAAGAGGCTGGTGTGAACGTAAAGAAACAATTATAAAATAATGAATAAAATACTAATAGTACAATTTACAGTAGGACCAACTCATAAAGCAAGATTATTACATAATTTAAATACTTATCCTGCTTATAATCGTTTTGATGTACTTATATTAACTAATGATGTTGAATTTTTCGATTCAGTTTCTGATAGGTCTAATATAATACTTAAAGACATAAATGAAATACGAAAAGATTATCCTTGGTCACTTGAATTAGAAGTAATTCCAAAAGAAAAAGTAGATGAAGCTGCTTATGCAACTGAATTTATAGAAGAAAATATAAAAATTCCAACTTTAATAAGACGTTGGGCGTGGAAATGGGAAAACTTTACTAATTATGAAGGATTCATTTTTATGGATTGTGATATTTTACCTGTTATGGATGATGAATGGTATCAAAAAATTGAAACATTTTTTACCACTCCCTTTACAAAACATCCAATTTATGATTTAGGAGAAAATTTAGAAAATAAAATTATAATGACTCCAGCAGGTAGTAGTTATGATGAACATCATATACCACATTTAAGAGAATTTGCTCATAGTATAAATAATGATTATAAAATTACTGATAAAGAAATAACTGATCATTTTGTTGTAATGGATGGAAATTTTAGAGCATTTAAATTTCCTGATAAAAACATGATTATTCCTTTTTTTGAATTGTTAAATAATATAGTATATGATGTTTTAGTAAGAAAAAAAGAAGAATATTTTATCTTTGGAGTTCATAGTATGTGGAATGTTCATTCAGAATATATTTTATCTGTACTATTTAATTTAATGGGTGTTATAACTTTTGAATGGAATGAAGATATAGGTTTTCATCCTTACCGCTCATTTAGAACTACTTCATATCCAGAAGATAGATTTTGGAATTGGGGTCAAAATTTTGAACTATCAAGAATAGGAAAACAAGATTTTATTGAAAAAAATTACGAAAAATTAAAAAAATATTATATAGATCACTCACAAGAATTCCCTTATTAATTATGCTAAGATACCTAAAACCCCAATTAATTAATTCACCAAAAGTTCGTTTAGGAAACGAAAGCGATGGTGGATATGTAATACCTGAATTGGTATTAGAAAAATGTGTTGCTTTATTCACTTATGGATATGGCGGAGATAAAACATATGAAGATGATTTTATTGCTAAGTACAATAAACCTAACTATTTATTTGACCATACTGTACACCAGGATAACTGGGATAATGGTCTTCAACATTTCTTTGCTGAAGGATTAGGTTCAAGCGTATCTACTACAGAAAAAGAACAATTATATTTTAATGAATTATATAGTAGAAAAGATACTTTAAATAATGCTTTTAATGAATTAAATGAAGATAAAAGCACAACAAACATAAGAAAATATAGAGATATTTTAAATACAGTTTTAGAGTCTTCTAATAATCTAATTAATGCTATGAGTGTTAAAGATGTTAGAGAACATTATAATCGCTTTGGTATTGAAGGAGATATATTCTTAAAAATTGATACTGAAGGAGCTGAATTTGATTATTTCTTAAATGTAGATGTTGATGATTTAGCATCATTTACTTGCGGTATTGTAGTTGAAGTACATTGGATTGAGCAACCTGATAATCAAACAAAATTAGTTGAAATTTTAGAAAAATTAAACAAACACTTTGTACTAGTTCACATTCATGGTAATAATTGGGGTGGAGAGTTTGATTATGAAGGACATAAAGTACCAAGAGTACCTGAATTATCATTTGTAAACCGCAGATATATAACGGAATACACACCAGATAATCAAGATTATCCAATTGTTGGTGTAGATTTTCCAAATAATCCATCACTTGATGAATGTGATTTAAGTTTTTTAAAACAATTCTAATATGATTTATATATCTTTAACAACAGTTCCTGTAAGAATGCAATTATGGGAATCTTCTAAACAAAATTTGTTATCTTTATTAAATCAAAATACATCTCACGATTATAAAGTTGTATTAAATGTTCCTTATCGTTATAAAAATAATAATGATGAAGAATATATTATATCTGAAGAATTACAACAATTAGCTAATGAATATCCTAAATTAATTATCAATAGAATTGAAGAAGATTGGGGTCCTGTATGTAAAATTACAGGAGTATTAGGAATTTCAACAGATCCTAATGATATTTTAATTGTTTGTGATGATGATCACGTGTATCATGAAGATATGTTAGAATATCATTTACAAAAATTAAATCAATTTCCAACATCAGCAACAGCTTTTAGAGGAGATATACCTGTAGAAAAAAGAGAATGGATTGAAGATGGAGTTAAAAAATATTGTTTAAAATCTACTCACCTTTACTTCCCAGTTAAAAATGATTTACAATTACTAATACCAGGACATTGGCATTCAGTAGGATATAGAAGAAGCTTTTTCGGAGAAGATTTTCTAAGCAGAGAATTTTTATTATCTTCAACTAATGATGATACACTTGTAGGATATTATTTCAAAAAGAACCAAATAGACATCAGATGTGTTACTTGGGATAAAGAAACAGATTGGAGACCAGTAAATGATAGTGGCAGAGGAGCAGCATCATTTCCAATAGTATATTCTTTACCTTACCCTAATTCAGGTTTTTATGAATTTAGACAATTAAGTGGAGATGGATATGGAAGAGCAGATGACTATATTTACGCATTAATACATAATCACGATATAATTTTTACAGAAAAATAAGATGAGCAAAGTTATAGTAACATTAACAACATTACCAAGTCGAATAATTCAAGAATACGATGAAGGTATTAAAAGTAATATTAATTCATTATTGAATCAAGATTACGAAGGAGAATATGAAATTCATTTCAATGTTCCTACAATATTAAAACACACTGGTGAAGCATATGTTATACCAGAATGGTTAAAAGAATTAGCAGCAACAAATCCAAAATTTAAAATATTTGAAGGATTAGAAGATTTAGGACCAATTACTAAATCATATTACGCTATAAAAAGATCAACTGATCCTGAAGATCTTATCATTGTATGTGATGATGACTTAGTATATCACCCAGGAATGGTTGCTGAACAAATTAAAAATCAACAAATTTATGTAGATACAGCAACTGGATATGATGGTTCTAGAGCAGAAGATTCAAATGTATTTCCTGATGTAAGAAACCATTATGTAGTATCGGTACCTAAAGATATTGAAGTAAATATACTGCAACATTATAAAACAGTAGCATATAAACGTAAATGGTTTGGAGATGATTTTGACGATTTTATTGGAAAATCATGGAATGATGATATTTTAATTGGTGCTTATATGGGAAAACAAGGTATTAAGAAATTAGTACGAAATTATCCACATGAGGAACAATTAATTACTTTAGAACAATGGCAAGAAAAAGGAGGTGTAACTACATTTCCAGTATTAAGACATACTTCACACGAAGGACAAGAAGGCTGTAATTTATATAGAGCAGCTCAAATTGATGAAAATTACATGGAATTTGTTCACGCAGGTTACTTAAAATAATGGATAAAAATTTAACAGTTGTTACTGGATTATGGAATATTGGTAGAAATGGTCGTTCTTTTGACCATTATATTGAACATTTCAATAATTTTCTAGATATACCCCAAAATCTATTTATTTTTATTCCTAAAGAATATGAACATTTAGTATGGGCTAAGCGTTCTACTGAAAATACTTATGTTAGAGTATATGAGTTAGAGGACATAAAAAATATGTATGCTCCTCATTGGGATAAAACACAACAAATTAGAAACAATCCAGATTGGTATAATCAAACAGGAGAAGGTGGATGGCTATCTCAATCTCCACAAGCATCTCTTGAATGGTATAATCCAATTGTACAATCTAAAATGTTTTTATTACACGATGTATCAATATGGAACCCATTTAATACAGAAAAATTTATTTGGTTAGATGCTGGTATTACTAATACAGTTTATGACAAATATTTTACTGAAAATGATGTATTAGACAAAATATCACCACTTTTAAATACATTTTTATTCTTAAGTTACCCATATGAAACAAATGATGAAATTCATGGTTTTAAAAAAGGACCAATAGATTCAATTGCACAAGCTGATGTAAATTATGTTTGTAGAGGAGGTTTATTTGGTGGTACTAAAGAATTCATTCATGAAGCAAATTCAGAATATTATTCTCTATTAAGACAAACATTAGATCAAGGTTTAATGGGTACTGAGGAAAGTATCTTTACCATTATGTCTTATCTTAAACCAGAAGTTTATAGACGATATGAATTAGATGGAAATGGATTAGTAGTTAAATTTGTTCAAGATTTAATTGATGATAAAGTAGAATTAGCACCAATTGGTGATAAACCTAAAGTAAAAATTTATAATCCTAGTACTGAGAATATAAAAAGTTCTCTATATATGTTAACATTTAACTTCCCTCAACAAGTAGAACACACATTAGCTACTTGGGAAGCAAATTCACCTGATTGGTTATCTAAACCTAGAAAAATTTTAATTGATAATTCTAACAAACCAGAAGCAATAGAAGGCAATAAAGCAATCTGTGAAAAGTATGGTTTTGAACATATTATTACTAATGAAAATCTAGGTATTAATAGAGGTAGATTTTTAGCAGCAGAACATTTTCAAGAATCTGATAGTGATTTTTATTTCTTCTTTGAGGATGATATGGGATTTAATCCTTCTACTGACAATGACTTCTGTAGAAACGGATTTAGAAAATTTGTACCTGATTTATATAATAAGGTTCATAAAATTATGTTAAAAGAGGAATTTGATTTCTTAAAATTATCATTTACTGAGGTTTACATGGATAATAATATTCAAGTATCTTGGTACAATGTTCCTCAAGATATTAGAACTAGAGATTGGCCTAATTATGATAAACTTCCTATAACAGGATTAGATCTAAATGCACCTAGAACATCATTTAAAGAAATAGATGTATTAGATGAATTAAGTTACATTTCAGGTGAAATATATTATGCTAACTGGCCGATGATTGTTAGTAAAGCAGGAAATCAAAAAATGTTTTTAGATACAACTTGGGCTCATCCATATGAACAAACTTGGATGTCTTACATATATCAAGAAACTAAAAAAGGAAATATTAATCCTGCAATATTATTAGCTTCTCCTGTATGGCACAATAGAATTGTGTATTATGAGGATCATGAACGAAGAGAAAACTAAATAAATTTGGCTCGTCACAGAGCCTTTTTTATTTTCATGTATATAAAAAGTTATGTATCAATCAATCTATTACGATTTTAGTGATTATTCTTATTATCTACGCGATGATAAAAAGGGATGGTCTCATTTTAATTATCAACCTACGTACTATAAATTAGACGTTTACGGAACTGTTCCTACGTTAGATAGCCAAATGGCTACTCCTACTAAAAAGTATGATAAAAACGATTTATCATTGTATGAGAAAGATGTTGATAAACGCACTCGTTTATTAATTGACAATTACTACGAAAGCGATGATACAGCTGAATGGCAAAATATAGTTTATTTTGATATTGAGTGTGAGATTGGTGGAGCATTAACACCTGAATATATTAAAACGGCTCCAATGAAGATTACTTCAATCTCCGTTTACGATAATTCAAACCAAAAATATTACTGTTTAATTTTAGACGAAAAGAATGAATTAAGTCATACAGTTGAAAGTAGTAGAGAAATATTACCATATGCTACTGAAAAGGAATTATTATCTGCTTTCCTAGATTTATGGGAAAAAGTAGACGCTACTATTATCTCAGGATGGAATAGTGGATTTTTTGATATTCCCTACCTTTATTATAGATTGTGTAACGTTTTAAACGAAAACGAAGCATCTCGTTTATCCCCAATTAGAAAAATTAATTTCACACCATACGATACTGAACAACCAATTGAAATAGGTGGTATTAATCATCTAGATTATATGTTGTTGTTTAAGAAATTCGTTACTAAACAAGAACCATCATATAAATTAGGTGAAATTGGGGAAAAATATGTTAAATTAACTAAAATTGAATATGAAGGATCATTAGATCGATTATTCAGAGAGGATGTAAATAAGTTTATTGAATATAACATTCGAGACGTTGAGATTATTATTGAATTAGAGAAAAAACTTAAATTTATTGATCTAACAGTAGCAATTTGTCACTTATGTCATACACCATACGAGCAGATATACTTATCTACTGTGTTGAATGATGGCGCTATACTAACGTATTTAAAACGACAAGGCATTGCATCACCAAATAAGCCAACTACTATTAATCCGCTGTTAAAAAACACTACAAGCGATGAGTATGCTGGTGGATACTTAAAAGATCCTGTACCTGGTTTGTATGAATGGGTGATTGACTTAGACTTTACATCACTATATCCTTCAATTATTCGCTCACTTAATATTGGTATTGAAACATTAGTAGGACGAATTGTAAACAGTAACAAATATGATAATCAGTGGTCTCTAGATGAATTAATGGAGATGGAAGATGATGAATTAATCGTTATTGAAAAATTAAATCCGGATTTTACAACTAATAAAACACAAGTTGCAGTAAAGAAAATTAGAGATTATATTATTGAAAACAATATCATTGTTGCTGCATCAGGAGCATTATTCCGTACAGATAAATCATCAGTAGTATGTGAAGTATTAACTGATTGGTTTAATAAACGTGTTGAATATAAAAATAAAATGAAGAAAGCCTATAAAGCTGGTGATGCTGAAAAAGGTGAATTTTATAATCGTAGACAACACGCATACAAGATTAAATTAAATGATGTTTATGGTGTATTTGCAATTAACAGTTGGAGATATACTGATGGACATAAATTTATATCATCAGCAATTACATTAACTGGTCAACGTGTAACACAAGAATCAATTAAATATGTAAATAAATGGATGAATAATAAATTAGGTACTACTGATAAAGATTATGTTGTTACTTCAGATACCGATTCATTATTTATTCAAGTTAAAGATATATTAGTTGCTAAAGGTATTAATTTAAAAGATAAAGAAGCATGTATTGCTGCTACATTAGAAGTTGCTACTGAAGTTCAAAAAGTATCGAATGAATTTATCGGTCAATTTGCACTTAAAGCATTTAATATTCCAGATGATAGAGAGCATTTCTTCGAACTAAAACAAGAAGTTGTAATTGAAAGGGGATATTTTTCAGGTAAACGTCGTTATGCAATGTATATTGTAAATAAGGAAGGTGTTCCTGTAGAGGAATTAGACATGAAAGGATTAGATTTGATGAAATCAAATATGCCTGTCACTTATAAGAAATTTGGCGAATCAATTATCCAGGAAATCATGTTTGGTAAAACTAGAGAGGATATTAATAAACGTATTGTTGAATTTAAAAAATATCTTAAAACACAATCTTGGGACGTAGTAGCAAAACCTACAGGAGTAAAACAAATTCGTAAGTACATTAAACGATCACCTCGTAATGGAGAAATATTTAGTGAATTGGAATCAAAATGTCCTATCAATACTAAAGCAGCTATCTACTACAACGATTTGCTTCGTTTTAAAAGATTAGATAAAACATATTCATGCTTTGTTGAAGGTGATAAGATGAAATACGTTACATTAAAGAAAAACCCATATAATATTAGTGTAATTGGATTTACAGGTAACGATCCTGAATTTATTACTAATTTAATTGAGGAATATGTTGATAGAGAGGAAGTATTTAATTCAGTACTATTAAATAAATTATCAACTATATATGAAGATTTAGGTTGGGATTTCCCTTCACTAAATGAAAATGTAACTCGATTCTTTACATTTTGATTGTCACAATAATATCATTACATTAATATAAACAAATAAAAACAGTTATGAGCATTTTAAGAAACATTAAATTTAAAATTAAGAAAAAATGGAAAACTATTAATGATAGTCCTAATACTTTTCCAGTTACTAAAGTACATCAAACATCAGCTTCTATTTTTAGAATTGCCCTTAAAGATGTTAATTCTGAACTAATTTTAATGCCTGTTGCTAACAAAAGAATCATTAAATTAGAGAGAAAAGGACTATACATTAAATTAGAGAAGTATAGCATCTCAATTACAAACCACAAGTACAATTACATTACAGAAATTCCTTATGAATTGTATGAAAAATTAGCTAAAATGTTCGATACCAAAATGGATAATGATTATGAACAAGAAGAACAACAAATGATCAGTCAGTTAGAAGTTGGTATCGAAAACGTTTTAAAATCAATAATCCCTAAAAAATAATGGATAAATTACACCTAGTATCAACATTCGAAAAATATTACCTTAACGGAACTGTTGAACGCGTTAAAATGCAAGTTAAGGATAAAAATGTAGCTATTAACTTTGTTGCACCTAACAAAGATTTAGTTGGCTGTATTAACGCATCTGAATTTGATTTAGAGGATATTGAATTAGGTATTTATGATACTTCTCAATTATTAAAATTGATTAATATTACTAACTCATTTTTAACATTAGAAACAGTTAAAGAACATAATATCCCAACTAAATTACTTATTGCAGATAATGAGTATAACTTGGATTATGTTTTAGCTGATACTACAATGATTCCAAATGTACCTACAATTAATGAACCTAACTATGATATTACTGCTGATATTGATTTGGAATTTATCAACAAATTCATCAAAGCTAAAAAAGCAATTGACACTGAAGTATTTTCAGTTGATGCAAATTATGATGAAGCAAAATCAAAAGTAGTACGCTTTGTATTAGGCGGAAATGAAGGATATACTAATAAAATTGTCTTCACTGTTCCAGCAACATACGAAGGAATACAAACCCAACAATTACAATTCAATATTAATTACTTACGTGAAATTCTAGATACTAATAAAGATTTAACATCAGGAAAATTACGTATTTGTAATGAAGGATTAATGCGACTTGATTTTACCTCAGAAAAAGGAACTTCTTTTTACCTTCTTGTCGCTAAGGAATAGAGTTAATATATGTATATACGATAGTGAAGATACTGATAGGTCTCCATTATTAACAATTAATTATTAACTCGTTCACCTTAGGGGAACACAACATTTTAAAAATTATGACACAATTACAAACTTGGGCAATGGACCCATTTGACATCGTTTGGAAAAACTTTATGAATTCCAATTCGACATTTAACACACTACAAGAAAAAATCAACTATCCAGTTGATATCTATGAAACAGAAAACGGGCTACGATTTGAGCTAGCCGTAGTAGGTCTTACAGAAAACGATCTTAGTATTCAAATAGAAGACAATACCTTAAGAATTAAACATGATAAATTAGAAGATAATATTCCTTTAGAGGCATATTATCAAAAGGGAATAACTAAACGTTCATTCGATTTAGCATGGAAACTATCTTCTAAACTTGATTTAGCTCAATCAGAAGCTATATTAGATAAAGGTTTATTAATTATTAATGTTCCTTATGGTGCCGAAAATGCACCATTAAAGATTGAAATTAAATCAATCAAACAAATTAAAAATAAATAAGTTTTGAATTAAAAATAAATAAGTTTTGAAACCCGGAGACCTATCATTATATTCACGTAAATAAATTTAATCATAAAAATATGAAAGTTATACCTTTGCACAGTAACGTGCTAATTAAACAACAAGATGAAACAGAAACAATGTATGGAAACATTATTGTACCTGATGCTGGTAAAGAAAAACCATTAATGGGTGAAGTAGTTGCAGTTGGACCAGGTTCATGGAGCGTAACAGGTGAAAAATTCCTAGAAACCATTGTAAAAGTAGGCCAATTAGTAGCATTCCCTTCATTCGGTGGACAACGCATCACAGTAGAAGGTGAAGATTACATTGTAGTTAAAGAAGTAGATTTAATCGCAATTTTAGAAAATTAAAAATATGAGCAAAATTATTAGTTTCGATAGAGAAGCAAAAGAAAAGCTACAAGTAGGTATCGATAAGGTATATAAAGCAGTAGCTACAACAATGGGTCCTTATGGACGTAACGTTTTGATTGAAAAAGAACACGGTCAAGTAGCAACTACTAAAGACGGTGTTACAGTTGCAAAAACAATTTCATTAGAAGATCCAATTGAAAATATGGCTGCTACAGTTATTAAACAAGCTGCCTCTAAAACAGTTGATGCAGCAGGTGATGGTACAACAACTTCAACAGTATTAGCTCACGCTATTGCTTCTGGAGCATTAAGTGCTACATCATATCCTTCAACTAATGCTACTCAAGTAAAACGTGGTATTGAAGCAGCTATTAAAGCAGTAGTTAATGAATTAAAAGAACAATCAGTTGATATTACTGATGAAAAACAAATTAAACAAATTGCTACATTATCAGCAAATGGTGATGAGGAAATTGGTAATTTAGTTACTACAGCATTAGATAAAGTAGGTCGTGATGGTGTTGTTACAGTAGAAGAATCTCGTACTGGAGAAACATCATTAGAGGTTGTGGAAGGTTTACAATTCGAACGTGGTTATAAATCCCCATACTTCGTTACTGATAACAACACAATGCAAGCAGTATTAAACGATACCTTAGTATTATTAGTTAACAGTAGAATTACAGCAGTTAAAGAATTATTGCCCTTATTAGAATCAGTATCACAACAAAATAAATCATTATTAATTGTTGCTGAGGAAATTGATGGTGAAGCTTTAGCTACATTAATTGTAAATAAAATGCGTGGTATCTTAAAAGTTGCTGCTGTTAAAGCTCCTGACTTTGGAGATCGTAGATTGCACATTTTAGAGGATATTGCTACATTAACAGGTGGTCAAGTTGTATCTTCAGACAAAGGTATGCGCTTAGATAAATTCAATACAGATTGGTTTGGTAGTGCACGCGTTGTAACTGTAGGTAAAGAAACTACTACAATTGTTGATGGTAAAGGTGATGCTGATTTAATTGAATCACGTATTTTAGAATTAAAACAACAAATCGATAATTCTAAATCACCATATGAAATTGAAAAATTACAAGAACGCTTAGCTAAAATGGTAGGTGGAGTTGCAATTATTAATGTTGGTGGTGGTACTGAAATTGAAATGAAAGAGAAAAAAGATCGTTTAGATGATGCTTTACAAGCTACTAAAGCTGCTCTTGAAGAAGGTATTCTACCAGGTGCAGGTGTTGCTTTATTAAATGCTAGAAATGCAATTACAAATCGAGATAATACTGATTTTGGTATTGGTAGTAAAATTGTATTTGATGCCTGTTCAATTCCATTTAAACAAATTCTAGGAAATGCTGGTGAAGATGTTTATAAATGGTTAATTGAATTAAACACCTCAAATGCTAATAATGTTCCTAACATTAATGAGGGGAAATTAGTAGATGCTTATGAAGCAGGTATTATTGATCCTACAAAAGTTGTTAGATGTGCTTTAGAAAATGCATCAGCAGCAGCAGTAACATTACTAATGACTGAATGTGTTATTCATGAAAAACCTGAGGAGAAAAAACCAGGCGGCAATGATGTAGACATGTCACAGTTTGGAATGTAAATAATAGGGGGATCAAATGATCCCCTTATTTAATTAAAATAAAAATGGCACTAAAAGGACAATCAATTAGAAAAGGAGTAGACATCTACTTAAATGGAAAATTAGTTGAAAAACAAGTCGTATTAGACTTGAGTGAAACTTGGACTGAATCGCAAGAAAATTTCTTTAAGAAAATGATTAAACAAGGAGGTTCATTTAAAATACAAGGAAATACATTTGAAACAATACCCCCAGAACCACTATTAACATCTCGAGGTGAAAGAGATACTGGTGTAATTGTATATCCTGAATAAAATGTCAAAATAAAATTTGTATATTAAGGTTATGAAGAAAAAACACACGTTATGGATCGAAAAATATAGATCCGAAAATCTAGATCAATACATAGGCAACGAAGTTGTAAAATCTCGTATTGAAGGTTGTATTTCTCAAAATGATATTCCCCATTTTATATTTGCTGGTACTGCAGGTACTGGTAAAACTACATTAGCTAAATTAATTGTAAACAACATTAAGTGTGATTACATTTATTTAAATGCTAGTGATGAAAATGGTATTGATGTTATTCGTGAAAAGGTAAAAGGGTTTGCTTCTGCTGCATCATTTCAACCATTAAAAGTTGTTATTTTAGATGAGGCTGATTTCTTAACTCAACCTGCTCAAGCAGCATTACGTAATATTATTGAGGAATATTCATCTTCAACTCGATTTGTATTAACTTGTAATTATCTTGAACGTCTAATTGAACCACTTCAATCACGTTGTGAAATTCATATGTTAAAACCACCTTCAATGGGGGATGTAGCACGTCATATTGTTACTAATATTTTAGATACTGAAAAAGTAACATATGATATTAAAGAAGTAGCAGCATTGATTAAAGAATGTTATCCTGATGTTCGTTCAGTAATTAAAAACTTACAATCATGTGTTAAAGATAATAAATTTACTTACGTTGTACCTGATAGTGATTGGTTAAATAAATTAACTGATATATTATCAAGTAGAGATAGTAAAGCATGGTATACAATTCGTCAATTAGTAGCAGATACACAAGTAGATGATTTTCAAACAGCATATCGCTTTATGTTTGATAACTTAGAAAAATATTCATTTGGTCACGATGCTGAAATTTCAGTAGTATTAGATGATTTTATTTGGAGAGCAGGTGTAGTGCCTGATAAAGAAATTAACTTTGCAGCATGTATTGCAAAAATCTTAGAATTAAATAAAAAAAGAGTATTATAATGGAACAACAACAATTAAATATCAGTCTAGATAAGACAACAGCATCATCGTGTGATGAATGCCAAAACGAAGTATTCCAAGAAGGAGTATTATTACGTAAAGCATCTCGTTTCTTAACAGGAACCGCTCAAGATGCACTAATCCCAATTCCAGTATTCGTATGTTCTAAATGTGGACACGTGAATGAAGAATTTATGCCAAAACAATTAAAACAATCTGAATAATGATATATTTAATTATTATTTTTTCTCTAATAATGTTAGGGAGTATTGCTATATTTGTATCTGTTAATTCAAATCATCAAAAAGAAATTAATATTAATAATCAAAGATTAGATAAAATGTTTGAATTTCTTAGAGATGACATTGCTAAAGTTAATATCCAAGTTAAAGAATTAAAACAAGAAATTGAAGCAATAAAACAAATACAACTTACTAATAGTAAAAGAATTGAAGCACTAGAAAATCAAATAGCTCAATTAAGATCAGGTACTAATTCAAGATTCTATTAATACATTTAGGTATGCCAAATATATTTGATCATTTAAAAAATATTACAACAACTAAAGGATCTTACTTAGGTGATGACGGATGGAACAATTATATGATTAATCGTTTCTTATCAATGGATCAAGATTATGTTGAAGTAGTAAATATAGTTCAAAAGAATACTTGGCAAATGAAAGGTGAATATCTATATAATTTATATAAAGATTTAATCCCTAAACAATATAAATTCCTTAAATATATTAAACCAGCACACAAAATTGATTATGCTGTAGAGGAAGTAGAGGCTGTACAATTATATTTTGAAGTAAGTAAAAAGGAAGCAAAACAATATATTGATATGCTTCCTAAAGAAGAACTAAAAACAATTACACAACAAATTAATGGAAAATAAAGATAAATCTATTTTAGAATTTGAAAAAGAATATCCTGAACTAGCAGAAGGATTTAAAGCAATACAAAAAGAACAATATGAATTGTTCTCACGTAAAATGCTTTCATATGGTTTAGGAAATATTTCAATGGGAACTAATTTACAAAATGACGAAGAAATAAATTTATCTTTAACTGCAATTTGGATCCGTTCAATGGATAAAATGCAACGTCTAAAACAATTAGTACTATTAAAGAAAAATAATCCATTAGATAATGAACCAGTAGAAGATGCATATACTGATCTATCTAACTATTCAATTATTGCTATGCTTGTAAAAGCAGGCAAATGGAAAAAATAATGGCTGCTAAAAAAGAAAAACTAACTGAAATTGAACTTAAAGTTCAATATCATACACCCCCTGAATTAAATTATAGTTATCAAAAAGCTATATCATATTCACAATATTCAGTTTGGGCAACTTGTCCTCATCAATGGTATAATAGTTACGTATTAAATCTAAATCCATACTCAAATAGTATTCATACATTGTTTGGAACAGCAATGCACGAGACATTACAAAATTATCTAACAGTAATGTTTGAAAATTCAGGTGCATATGCTGATACTATGATTAAGTTAGATGACTACTTTCAGGAAAAATTTATTGAGTTATATCAAAAACATTACGAAACAACAGGAGAACATATTTCTAATGCTGTTGAAATGCGTGAGTTTTTTGAAGATGCTAAAGCAATATTAACCTGGTTTAAGAAAAAACGTGCTAAATACTTCTCAAATAGAGGATGTAGATTAGTAGGTATTGAGTTACCTTTATTAGTCAACGTTTCAAACAATATATTCCTAAAGGGGTTCATAGACGTTGTAATCTATGATACCGATTTAGATAAACTTTATATATATGATATAAAAACATCCACTCGTGGGTGGTCCGATAGAGAAAAAAAAGATGAAAAGAAAACAGCACAACTCCTCCTCTACAAAGAATTCTTCGCAAAACAATATAACTTCGATATTGAAAAAATTGAAGTTGAGTTTTTTATTGTTAAAAGAAAAATATTTGAAACGGACGATTTTGTAATCCCTCGTGTTCAACAATTCAAACCTGCTAGCGGTAAAGGAAAACGTAGAAAAGCAGTTGACAATATTGAAAGATTCGTAACTGACTGTTTCGATTCAGTTGGAAAAGCAATAGAAAAGCCGTATACTAAGATAGTAGGAGAAAAAAGTTGCAGATGGTGTCCGTATAGTGATACAGAACATTGCAATCAAATCGCATCTTCTTAGATACTTATATATTTATATATGATATTAGATTATTAACTAAAATATATAACAATGGCAAAGATGCAATTAACAAGTGTTAAAGTTCCTGAAGATTTATTCGAAGAATTTAAAATAGCATGTGTTAAGTACAAATTTAGCGTACAGAAATTAACAGAAAGATGTATGTTCTTATACTTAACAAATGAAGAATTCAGACAGAATATTCATAATCAACTAGATACACAATTACCAGAAGAAAAATAAAAACAAAACAACGTTATGATAAAAGAAGGTTACATTCCCCAACAAGATCGTAAAAAAATCCTATTATTGTGTGATGATATTCGAATGACTTCGGGTATTTCAACTATGGCACGAGAAATTGTAATAGGTACTTCACATCGTTTTAATTGGGTGAATTTAGGTGGTGCAATTAATCATCCTGATCAAGGTAAACGATTTGATTTAAATGAAGATACCAACAAACAAACAGGTATTACAGATGCTAGTGTTTATCTTTATCCTATTAATGGATATGGAGATCCAATGATTTTAAAACAAATCATGGAAATAGAAAAACCAGATGCTATTATGTTCTTTACCGATCCAAGATATTGGACTTGGTTATTTCAAATGGAACATGAAATTCGTAGTAAAATTCCAATGATCTATTTAAATATTTGGGATGATCTACCTTACCCAATGTATAATAAATCATATTATGAATCTTGTGATGCATTAATGGCAATTTCTAAACAAACAGAAAATATTAATCAAGTTGTATTAGGAAATAAAGCTAAAGATAAAGTAATTAAGTATGTACCTCATGGTATCAATGAAGATCAATTCTTCCCTATTACTTCATTACACACAGAATATCTATCATTAAAAGATTTTAAGAAAAATCTATATGGTGGTAAAGAATTTGATTTTACCTTACTATATAATGCTCGTAACATTAGACGTAAATCAGTTCCTGATTTAATGTTAGGATGGAAAATATTCACTGACCGATTATCAATTGAAGAAGCTAAAAAATGTGCTTTAGTAATGCATACTCAAATAGCTGATGAAAATGGTACAGATTTACAAGCAGTTAAAGACATGATGTTTGGTTATAATGAACAATATAACATTATATTTGACCAAAACAGATATGCTACACCAGGAATGAATTTATTATATAATGCTACAGATGCTACAGCATTAATCAGTTCAAACGAAGGTTGGGGATTATCATTAACAGAAGCAATGATGTGTGGTAAACCAATTATTGCTACTGTAACAGGTGGTATGCAAGATCAAATGGCATTTAGAGATGAAAAAGGTAAATTAGTTAAATTTACTGAAGAATTCGGCTCAAATCATAGAGGTAAATATAAAACCCACGGTAAATGGGCCTATCCAGTATTTCCATCAAATTTATCAATTGTAGGTTCAATCCCAACACCTTATATTTTTGATGATAGAGCTGAACCATTTGATATAGCAGATCAAATTGAATTATTATATAAAACTAAAATGGAGCAACCTGATGAATATAAAAATCAATGTGAAGCAGCTCGTGAATGGGTTACTTCAGATGAATCAATGCAATCAGCAAGATGGATGTGTAAAAATGTAATAGATACATTTGAAGAAACATTTACAAACTTTACTCCAAGAAAATCATTTGAGTTAATTAAAGTAGAAACTCCAAAACAACCATTCCATTACGTAAAAACAGTTATAGCAAAATAAACATGAAACCACTATTAGTTATAAGTTGTCCATTGGACACATATTCAGGTTATGGTGCAAGAGCAAGAGATATTGTTAAAGCATTAATTAAATCTGAAAAATACGAAATTAAAATATTATCACAAAGATGGGGAAATACTCCATTTGGATTCTTAAAACAAGATAATCCAGAACATAAAGCAATGTTAGATTGTATTTTATCTACTCCACAACTCCCCAAACAACCTGATATTTGGATGCAAGTAACTGTTCCAAATGAATTTCAACCACAAGGTAAATTTAATATTGGCGTAACAGCAGGTATTGAAACTACAATTTGTGATGCAAGTTGGATTGAAGGATTAAATAGAATGAATTTAAATTTAGTATCTTCTAATCATGCTAAAGTAGTATTCCAAAGTTCAAAATTTGAAAAACGTAATAACCAAACTCAACAAGTTGAAGGTGTTATTGAATTAACTGCACCAATTGAAGTGTTTTTTGAAGGTGCTGATACTAATATTTATAAAAAAATTGATAAATTTACTTCAAAAGATTTATATAATCAATTAGATGCTATTGAAGAAAAATTTAATTATTTATTTGTAGGGCATTGGTTACAAGGTGAAGTTGGTCAAGATAGAAAAGATGTTGGTATGTTAATTAAAACATTCCTAGAAACATTTAAAAACAAACCAGTAAAACCAGGTTTAATTTTAAAAACATCAGGTGCCACTCCATCTATTATGGATAGAGATGAAATGCTAACTAAAATTCAAGCTATTAGAATTGCTGTTGGTGGAAATAATTTGCCAAATATTTATTTATTACATGGTGAATTTAATGATGAAGAAATTAATGAATTATATAATCATCCTAAAGTAAGTGCATTTGTATCATTTACTAAAGGTGAAGGTTATGGCCGTCCATTATTAGAATCATCAATAGCCCAGAAACCAGTAATTGCTTCTAATTGGAGTGGACATATTGATTTCTTAGATCCTAAAATGTCAATATTATTATCAGGTGAAGTAAAACAAATTCACCCAAGTGCTGTAGTACAAAATATGTTAATACCTGAATCAGGTTGGTTTACAGTTGATTATGTTAAAGCATCTAAAGTATTAGAAGATGTTTATAAGAACTATAAGAAATATATTGATGGAGCAAAGAGACAATCGTATCGTTCCCGTACTGAATTTAGTTTAGATAAAATGAGTGAATTATTACTTAAAATTATTGATGAAAACGCTCCTAAATCAGTAGAATTAAAATTACCTCAACTAAAGAAAATAGAATTACCTAAATTAAACAAAATTAAATAAAATGACTTCTAAGGAATTTGTTATTTGGATGAAAGGCATTGTAGCTGCTAGTAACAATTATAACATCTCTCCAGCAACATGGGATGAGATTAAAGAACAATTAGAAAAAGTTAAAGATAATGAGTCTTCAGTTCAAATATTCCCTTATACTCAAATAAGAGGAATAAATTATACAGAAACACGTTCAGATAAAATAAAAGACAATGATTGAAAAATTAATAGAATGCCCTAGATGTGGCTCAAATGCTTGCTCTGAAATGTCAGATGACAAGATTACTATATGGTTATGTATGGGATGTGGTTTTACCACTAATACATTCATGACTCCTGAAAATGCTGTTAAAGCTGAAGAAGTTATTCCTAATCTATATAAAGATTTAAAATTTGTAGATGAAAAAGGATTAGCATGGTATCCAAATTCAGTAACATTAGATGATAAATCAATGGTATTTGCAGATGGTACTTCTAAAGATGACTGGAAATGGGCAGCTACAAAATCTACTGAAATCCCAGAAGAAGAAAGACCAAAATTTAAAGGTGCTACTCATAGAGCAGATATGACTACACTTAAACATTTTGAAGAGAAAAACTTTATGGATGCTTTAGAGTATGTAGGATACTTTGATAAAAAATAATATTATGAAAATTAGTTATGCAATCACAGTTTGTAATGAGATAAAAGAAATTAAACAATTAGTCTCATTTCTATTAAAACATAAACGAAAACAAGATGAAATCGTTGTGTTAATGGATGAAAATGGAACACAAGAAATAAATGATTTCCTTTTAGATTCTGTAGGAAAAATTAAAATCGCTAAATTCTTATTCAATAAAAATTTTAGTGAATTTAAAAATCACTTAAACACATTATGTTCAGGAGATTATATCTTTAATATTGATGCTGATGAAATCCCATCAGAAACATTAGTAAAAAATTTATCACAAATATTAGAATTAAATCCAGATATTATAGCATATGCTGTACCTAGAGTAAATACTGTAGAAGGATTAACTGAAGCACATATTCAAAAGTGGGGATGGAATGTAAATGAAAAAGGATGGGTTAATTATCCTGATTATCAATCTCGTATTTATAAAAACGATCCTGAGATATTTTGGGAAAGAAAAGTACATGAGAGATTAAACACTTGGGAAGATACTCAACCTCTACCAATGGATACTGAAGATTGGGTTCTATATCATCCTAAAGATATAGCACGACAAGAAAAACAAAACGCATTATACGATACAATATGAAAATAAAAGTTAATCACTTTGATAAAGGATCATTTGAGAAAAGATTCGATGACTTAAAGGACATCGACTTTTCTTTATTCATAGATGCTATTCCTGAATTACAAGAAGAATTATCACCTATTAATATAATGGTGTTACAAGAACCAAATGAGTATTTTGGATATCATGATTGGGCAATTGAAAATAAAGACTTATTCTCATTTATATTAACGTGGGATGATAAAGTATTAAATAATTGTGATAATGCTAATTTATTATTATTTGGACATACTTGGTTCAAACCAGATCAATATGATAAAGATAAAACAAAGAAATTTGAAGTAACACATTTACGAGGAATTTTACTAAAAACATATGGTCACTCTTTAAGACATCAATTATTAGATAGACAAAACGAAATTACAATACCTAAAAATTTCTATGATACTTACGGAGATAGATATAACATTGAGGATGCTCGTTTAGGTAAAGAAAAATTATTCGGTAATTCAATGTTTGGAGTTGCAATTGAAAATACTCAACACAATGGATACTTTACAGAAAAAATATTAGATTGCTTCTTACAAAAAACAATCCCAATCTATTGGGGATGTTCTGATATAACAGATGTGTTTAACTCAGAAGGAATTATTACATTCACGAGTGTTGATGATGCTATTCGTAAAATAAATGGATTAAATGAAGAATATTATTGGAGTAGACAAGCAATAATAGATGAAAACTATCAAAAAGCATTACAATTTGTTGATTACGAACAAAATATATACAATAAAATAGAAGAAATATTTAAATTTAATAAAGTAATATAAAAATAATATGAAAAAAGTATGGTACGCTCCTAATAAGTTTGAATCTTACGGAGAAGAAGAAATTAAAGCAGTAGAAGCTTGTTTAAGAGATGGATGGTTAGCTGGATTTGGTCCTCGCTCCATTGAGTTTGAAGAAAAAATTGCTAAAGAATTTGGAAAGAAATATGGTGTATTTGTTAATTCAGGTTCATCAGCATGTCTTTTAGCTTTAGCTGTATTAAAATTACCTAAAGGAAGTAAAGTAGTTACTCCTGCTTGTACATTTTCAACCACATTAGCCCCTATTATTCAGCTAGGTCTTACTCCAGTATTCGTTGATGTAGACTTAACAAATTATGTTCCTACAGTTAAAGATATAATTGATGCTGTTACTAATGATGTTAAAGCAATTATGGTTCCTAATTTAATAGGTAATAAACCAGATTGGAAACTATTAAAATCAGAATTGAAACGCATTGGAAGAGAAGATATTACTGTAATTGAAGATTCAGCTGATACTATTTCATATACTGAAGATACAGATATCTCAACTACTAGTTTCTATGCCTCACACGTTATCACAGCAGGTGGTTCAGGTGGTATGGTAATGTTTAATGATGAAAAATTACGTGATGTATGTTTACAATTTAGAGATTGGGGCCGTATGGGAGACAACTCTGAAATTATGGACGATAGATTTAATCACGTTGTTGATGGAATCCCTTATGATCATAAATTCTTATATGATGTTTTAGGTTATAACTTTAAAAGCTGTGAGATGAACGCCGCGTTTGGATTAGTGCAAATTGAGCGATTTGAAACGTTTAAACAAATTCGTCGAGCCAACATTGAGCGTTATTTGGAAAACTTAAAAGACGTTGAAGAAATATTGTTACCTAACGATAGTATTGAACCAAACTGGTTAGCTATTCCATTACAAACCGAAAGACGTTTAGAATTATTAACATTCCTAGAAGAAAATAATATCCAAACCCGAGTAACATTTGCTGGAAACGTAACCCGTCACCCTATCTATAGAGATTACTTACAAGACTTCACTAATTCAGATTTAATCATGAAGAATGGTTTCCTATTAGGAGCACACCACGGAATGACTTTAGAGGATGTAGATTACGTTTGTGATAAAATTAAAGAATTCTTTAAAAATGGAAAATAAAAAAATAGTTTATGTAACTGGTTGCTTAGGATTCATTGGATCCTATGTTACTAGAACATGTTTAGATAAAGGTTGGTATGTAAAGGGAGTTGATAAAATAACCTATGCTGCTAATAAGCAGCTATTAGAAGAATTTAAACAATATGATAATTTTTCATTTGTAAATTGTGATATTAACGATCTTAAGTTCCTATATGAATGTGATTATGTTATTAATACAGCAGCAGAAACACACGTAGGAAATTCAATTGCAAATAGTGATGACTTTGTTCATTCTAATATAAATGGAGTTCATACTCTTTTAGAACTAATAAAAAACCATAGAGGAGAAAATACTAAGAAACCTATATTATTACATTTCAGTACTGATGAAGTATATGGAGATATAGCAGATGGAGTTCATGATGAAAAACACTTATTAAAACCAAGCAATCCATATTCAGCAACTAAAGCAGCAGCTGATATGTTAATAATGGCTTGGAACAGAACTTATGATTTACCATATATTATTGTAAGACCAACTAACAATTATGGTGTTGGTCAATATGTTGAAAAATTAATTCCTAAAACAATTAAATACTTACATTTAGGAAAGAAAATACCACTACATAATGGTGGAACACCTATTCGTAATTGGTTACACGCTCAAGATACTGCTAATGCAGTTATTACTATTATTGAAAGTGGTAAAGAAAACGAAATTTATAACATTTGTGGAGGATTTGAGCGATCAAATTTTGAAACCGTACTAAATGTTATTAAATTATATAATGGAGATAAGGACGTAGAAAAATATCTTGACTTAAGCTACTCTAGAATAGGACAAGATGTAAGATATGCTTTAGATGATACCAAACTAAGAAACTTAGGATGGAAACCTAAAGTATTATTCGATACAGAATTAAAATACATAGTAGAATATTATAAAAATAAATTTATTTGGTAGTTATGAATAGTAGAGAATTTAAATGCGCAAAAATATTAACCGATTTAATTGAAAATGAAGGTTTAATTGGTATTAAAACAAGTTTTGAAGATGAAGGAGCAACTTTTAATGAAGTAATTCGTTTAAAAGAAATCTGTAATCAATCAAAAACTAAAATTACCTTAAAAATAGGTGGACCTGAAGCTATTCGTGATATTAAAGACTCAATGATTATTGGAGTTAAAGGATTAGTTGCTCCAATGGTTGAGTCTGAATTTGGCTTAAAGAAATTTATTAATTCAGCTAAATTAACTCTACCAGAAGACATATATTCAGCAACTCAACTTAATGTTAATGTTGAAACTATAACTGCTATTGCTAATGCTGAAAAAATGCTTGAAATAGAAGAAGCAGATGAATTATATGGTGTTACAGTAGGTCGTGTTGATTTAGTTTCATCAATGAATAAAGATAGAAACTATGTTAATAGTGATGAAGTTTATAAATTAGTAAATAGTGTATTTACAAAAGTAAAATCTAAAGGATTAAAAGCATGTTTAGGTGGAGCTATATCAGTAGATTCACTTGATTTTCTTAAAAAATTACACTCAGCAGGTCTTTTAGATAAATTTGAAACTCGTTACGCTATATTTGATCCTTCTATAACATTAAAAAACTTATCAAGAGCTTTATCAAAAGCACAAATGTTTGAATATGAATGGTTAATGTCAAAACATGAATATTATAATTCATTTGCAAATCAAGACATCAAACGTATTCAAATGATCCAAGATAGAATAAACCAATCAGTATCTTATAAATAATGGACTACCAAAAATTGGTTTTAGATGATGAAACAAAAACTATAGCTATAGATTTTGATGGAGTAATTCATAGTTTTGAATTCGGATTTCATGATGGTACTATATATGGTACTCCACTTCCAGGTTCACTTGAGAGTATTAAAAAAATAGCTGAAAAGTATAAAATAGTAATTTATACAGCAAAAGCAAAAAAAGACAGACCATTAATAAATGGCAAAACAGGCACCGAATTAGTTTGGGAATGGTTAAAAAAATACGAAATTGATACTCTTATAGCAGACGTAACAGCAGAAAAACCAAGAGCTGTTTGTTATATTGACGATAAAGCAATTCAATTTATTAATTGGGACCAAGCATTAAACGATTTATCTACCTTTACAAATGAAAGTTTCTGATATAGTAATTAAATTTTTAGAAGATAAAGGCATTAAGCATGTCTTTACTATTTCTGGAGGTGGATGTATCCACCTTATTGATTCATTAGGTAATTCTGATAAATTAAAATATATATGCACCCATCATGAACAAGCAGCTGCTATGGCTGTTGAAGGATATGCACGTTTAAAAGAAGACGTTGGAGCAGCTATTGTAACAACAGGACCTGGTGGAACAAATACATTAACAGGAGTATTAGGATGTTGGTTAGATAGTATTCCTTCAATATTCATTTCAGGTCAAGTATCATTATCACAAATATCTGAAGGTACTGGTTGTAGACAAATTGGAGATCAAGAATTTGATATTGTTTCAACAGTTAAACCAATGACTAAGTATGCTACTATGGTTATGGATAAAAATGATATTTTATTCGAATTAGAAAAAGCATATACAATAGCTACATCAGGACGTCCTGGACCTGTTTGGATTGATATTCCTTTAGATATACAAGGATCAATCATTAACGAAAATGAACTTAAAATATATAATGAAGTAAATATTACTCCATCTCCAACACAAGATGAAATAAATAATTTCATTCAAATTTTAAATCAAGCTAAAAAACCTTTATTTGTAGTTGGTAATGGAATTAGATTATCTAAAAGTTATCAATTATTTGATAAGATTTTAAAATCAACTAATATACCTGTTCTAACTAGTTTACACTCAGGAGTTGATTGTGTAGATAATACTTACGATTATTATGCAGGTAGAATTGGTATTTTAGGTCAACTTACATCAAACACCATAGTACAAGAATCAGATTTACTCATTGTATTAGGTAGTAGATTAAATGTTAAATCAACAGGATATAATCTTCCTGGATTTGCTCCTAATGCTAAAAAAATATTTGTTGATATTGATGAAAATGAAATTAACAAGCATAAATTTGATATTGAACAGAAAATAGTATCTGATCTTAATAAATTCCTAACAGCATTATCTGAAGTAAAAGTTGATTTAGAAATAGATGAATGGAGAGAGTATGTTAAAGAAAAAAGATCTACTCAAAAATTCTATTATGATAAACACGCTAACATGAAAAAATATGCTAGTGTTTATTATTTCATCAGTAAATTAAAAAATCATTCTAAAAACATACCAATAATAACCAGTAATGGTTCTGCTCACGTTTGTACCTTACAAGGATACCAACTTGAAAAAGATCAACGTATGTTTACTAATGTAGGATGCGCTAGTATGGGATACGGATTACCAGCAGCTATTGGTGCTTGTTTTGTAGAGGAAGATAAAGATATAATTTGTATTGAGGGTGATGGTAGTTTACAAATGAATTTACAAGAACTACAAACCTTAGTACATCATCAGTTACCACTTAAATTAATCGTTATTAATAATGATGGTTATCTATCAATTAAAATCACTCAAGAAACATTTTTTGGTGGAAAAGAAATAGCATCCGGATTTGATAGTGGAGTAACTATCCCAAGTTTAAAAAAATTATGTAAAGCATATGGTTTGCCTTATATTAGTATTGATAATAATAAGGAAATAGATAAAAAATTAGAACAAACCTTTAATACTAAAGGACCAGTTGTATTAGAATTATTTTCATATCCATATGAAAAACATGAACCTAAAGTAGTACATAAAGGTATTGATCAAAATGGAAAAATTATTCCTGGAGATTTAACTGATATGTTTATTTCAGATGTATTTAATCTATAATAAAATGAATTGTAATTTTTGCTCTAGTACAAACATAGATAATGTTTACACCCCTATAAAATCAAAAGTTGATTTAAAAATTAACTTATGTAAAGATTGTGGATTAGTGTTTGGATCATTTAATGATGAATTATATGAAAAATCAAACATAACCCCACTAAATGCTAAATTTAATCACTTAAGTTGTGATG